GTATGTGTCGTGGTGTCCACAGAACGCAAGCGCCGCGTCTCGCTGCTCTTGTGTCGGTTCGATCGTCGTCGTCATCGCGCCACCCGTTCAGCAAAAAGGACCACGCTGACGGTGTTTGTCTCAGCGGTCACGTTGAATTCGCGGCCCACGACCTTGAGGACGTGCCAGAAAGAGTCGACGTCGCGTCGCACGTTGACGACGTCGCCGATGGCCGGGAGAGCGCTCGCATACCAGCGGATCTCGTCTGGCTTGCCTTTAAGGTCGGGGAACTTGATCGTGGTCGACGTCGTCGTCATCGTTGCTCCTTGTTGCGTTTGAAGATAATCTTCGTCATCCCGCCGTCAAGGCGGTAGTCGATCTGCGGCAGGCACGGCGCCGGATGCGGCTCGCCGGCCTCGATGGCCGAGTCGATGTCCGCCTCCAACGACGCCTTGAGTTCCATGAACTCGTCGGCGTAGGCGCGGCGCTGCGTCGCGAGTTGCTCCAGGTAGCCGCGGAGTTGCAGCAGCCTCCGCACCTTCTCAAGCCGGTCGTTTGCGCTCACGGCGTTCCTCCAGGACCCAGATGCCGAGGTGGACGGCGTCGACGACGTCGTGGCGGCACTCCGCCTTCAGGCCGAGTGCCTTGACGGCCGCGAACTCGACGGGGTAGCGGCGCTCGAACGCCCGTTGACGCGGAGCCTTCGGCACGCCGTTGGTCCACACGCGCGGCAGCGTCAGCGTCTTCTCGGGGACGTCGGCGAACACCATCCGCACGGCGCCGACGGTGCGCGCCAACGGCAACAAGTCGTTGGGGTCGCCCTTGCCGCGGGCGTAGACCTGCTGGTTCTCGCACACCAACAAGTCGACGTCGCCGTAGATCTCGTCCGCGACGGCCTCGGCGACTTCGATGTCGTCCTCGCCCTCGACGTATCCGCACGACTTCAACACACCGTCCTCGAACAACGCCCAGCCCGCGTGCTGCTTGCCGGGGTCGACGCTCAACGTCCGTCTCATGTGCCCTCCCGGTAGTCGATGATGACGCGGCCGGTCTTCGCGCACCGCACGGCCGACACGCCGCGGAAGTCGTCTTCGAGTTGGTTGACGATCACGAGCATCGACCCGGCGTTGTTGCCGTTCGAGCGTTTGCCGTCGGGGTTCACGGGGCGGTCGAAGGCGATCCGGCCCTCGTACAACTGGACTTCGCACTGCGAGAACGCCAGCCGTCCCCACTGCTTCGTCACCGTCAACGGCAACATGAACACCATCTTCGGCCACCGCTTCTGCACCCGCACGGCGTGGATGCCCCACTTCAGCGCGCGGAGGATGAAGCCCTTGCCGAACTCCGGGTTCGCGTACGCGGGGTCGACGAAGCGCTCGTCGGATTCGTCGAACGCCGACCGCTCGGCCGTGTAGTAGTGCGGACACAGCGCGTTCTCGTCGTCGGCGAAGACGTCGGTGCCGAAGCCGAACTCCTCGTTCAGCGGGTCGAAGATGTTGAGGGGCGTGCGCCAGTTCTGGATCGGCTTGGACTTGCCGGGATTCGCGTAGGTCACTGCAACAGCCCCCGAAGCGCCATGGCGCACGCGGTGACGGTGTGCTGCACGTCGCGCAGCGTCTTCAGGCGGATCTGCGGCACCCGGCCTTTCGACGCCGTCGAGATCTGCGACAGGATGTCCGCGACGTCGGCGGAGATCATGTCGGCGATCTGGTTTTGCTCTTCGGTGGTGCCGTCGAACGACGTGCACGCGTTGTCAAACTCGGTCTTCGACCAGCTCATTCAGTCCTCCGGAAGCGTCCCTGATCAGCCTCGAAGGGGACGCCGTAGTTGTCTTCGAGTTCTTGCAGCACGGCGCCTTCGAGGGCCGCCAGCGCGTTTTGGTAGACGTCGTCGGGCATCAAGCCGCGCTTGAAGTCCAACAGGTGGATCCGCGTCGCGGTGTCCATGGAGACGGCGCCGATGGAGAACCACTCTTCAGCGGTCAACCAGCCGTCGGGGGCGTTGAGGTCTAGCACGGGAACACACCTTGGATGAGGACGCCGTCTTCGATGGCGTCGTGGTACACGATGACACGATCGTCGGCGACGACAATGCGGTGGATCTTGTCGCGGTTGTCGCGGACGAACTGGTTGAAGGTTTGCGCGGTGCCTTTGTGGAACACGGTCATTGGTGGTAGCCTCCTGAATCGAACGTAGCCGCGTTCGCGGTGGCGTCAAGCGTCAAGGGCGGCGCTTCGAGGCCCCAACAATCCCAGCCCTCGCGGCCGGTGCGGGCAAAGACCTCGATGCGGGGGCGGTCCCCGTAGAGGCGCTCGATGCGTTTGTGGACCTCGTACGGCTTCTCGGAGTGGCGGCCCTTCGGCGCCAGGACGTCCTGTCGAACGGTCTCGTCCAGCAGCGGGAACGGACGACCGCGCGGCTTGGTCGTGGCGGTCAACACGAACTCCGACGTCGGCTTCGTCACGGTGGCCCGCACACCCTGGGCGCCGATGATCGCACCATCACGCCGCGTCTTGGTCCACACGAAGGCGACGCCGCGGTAGTGCAGGCCCCACGCGCGAATCGCGTCGATGGCGAGGTCCAACTTCGGCGCCGTGGCCCATACGAAGACGACGCCGTCTTTGGTCCGAAAGAGCGCCCGGACGGGAAGCTCGTTGATCTGCTTCGCGGTCATCAGGTCGTAGTGCTTCGCGGCGGCGCCGTGTTTCTGCCCATCGCCATAGTAGGGCCACGGCGGGTCGATGAGGACGATGTCGTACTTGGGTTGGAACGGTTCCAGGTTCATCGTTTCGCCTTGCCGCCGCGTTCGTCGAAGCCGCTGCGGAGATCCCGCGTCGCGGTCTCCAGTTGCTCGGGGCGGAGTTCGCCTTGGAACACGACCGGCTCCGACGACGTCACGAAGCCGACGTCGGTGAAGTTGCGGGCGTACTCCGGCGTCTGCGCGAGTTCGCCTTCGGCCCAATGCACGGCGCAGCGCCACGCATCGGCCCAGCCGTACAACGCCCAATCGTCGTCGGTGAACTCCTTCTCGGAGGGGTCGTCGGGCTCGGGGTAGCCCGCGCGCCTCAGGGCTTCGTCCCACCGTCGGTTGGCGGTGGACAGCCTTCGCAGAAGAAACCCGAGCGTTGTAGGGGAGGTGCACTGCATGCCTTCGAGGGTACGGCCCTCGCAACGGACTTGTCAAGTGCGAACCCCAACGCCAAGCCGGACGCGTACTGGAACGCGGAGGCGGCTTCCCAACGCCGCTCCTTGATGGCCTGGTCGGCGAGTTCGTTGAAGGTGGCGTGCAGTCGTTCGCGGAGTTCGAGTTCGGTCATGATCGGCTCCAGTGGTAGCGGGCGAGTTCGCAGGCGAGGTTAGCCTTGAGGAGGCGCCGTCGAATGCCGACGTAGTCGACGGTGTAGGCGTGCAGCGTGCCGTAGTCGTTGGTGCTGAACGGGTGCCTGTCCACCAACTCCACCAACTTCCACTTCCGCAGATCGCTTGCCCACGGGTGTTGGTCGCAGGCGAGGCGGAAAAGCGTCGGGTCGTATCCGTACGACGGCCCGAAGCTTCCCCTCAGGTGAATGCTACCGTAGGCCTCGACGTAGTTCACCACGTAGGTGCTGCCCTGTTCGACATCGAACATGGACGGCCCTGTGCACACCACCCTGTCGCCCGGCTTGAATCGCTGGTCAGCCATCACACACCTCCACACCTTTCGGGTACTTGTCTTTGAGGAAGGTCATCGCACGACGGCGAAGACCGCGTTTGGGACCGAAGAACGTCGCCAACCTGCGGCCGAACTGCGTGCCGTCTTGTTCGATGACGTAGATGGCCGGGCCGAGCAGCGTGTCGGCGTATTCGAGCGTCACTTTCATGCCGCTACCGTGTACACGGATCCGCGCCCGTCAAGCCCACGGCACCAACTTGCCGTCCACGTAGACGGGCTCCGCTTCCTTCGTCCAGTGCGTCATCAGCGCCGGCTCCGCTGTGAAGGGCACGTCGGGGCACACCTCGTTGGCCGCCAACACCATCAACCGCACGACCTCCATCGTCGCCTCGTGGGCGTTGTCGACGGGGACTTCGAGGATGAACTCGTCGTGGATGAAGAACAGCAACCGCGACCCGAACAAGGGCGAGTCCGGCACGGCGTAGCAGGACATCGTGATGTAGAACAGCGCTCGCTTGGCGAGGTCGCCGGCCAGGCCCTGGAAGATCGAATTCGCGAGCGACGTGTAGTCGTTGCGGCCGTTGCAGCCCCGCACGCGGTTCGACACGAATTGCGTCAGCGGCGTGCCGGTGTCGGAGTGGTACGACACGAACTCGAAGAACGGCGCCATGCGGAACTTCTCGTTCCAGCGCTCCTTGTGCTCGTAGCACTCCTGCACCGTCAACGGCGCCGGCAACTCGCCGGCCTTGTACAAGTCGACGGTCATGTCGGCGAACCGACGGGCGCCGACGCCGCCCGGCAATGAGAAGTTCAACGCCTTGCCGATGGCGCGGGGGCCTTTCTTGAAGGCCGCGTCGGTCTTCTTACGCTTGATGGCCTCCTCGTAGGAGATGCCGACCACCTCGCCGCCGTAGTCCGAGTGCGGGTCCCAGTTCGGGTCCTTGCGGAAGCCGTCGGCGAACGCGGAGTCGCCCGCGATCCACAAGCACGCCTGGCCCAGGGTCCGAAGTTCAAGCGCGCCGTAGTCGACGCTGGCGAGGTGGAAGCCGTCACGGGGCACGACGCCTTCGCGGATGCCGTACGCCTTGGGGAAGTTCTGGAAGTTGGTGCCGGCGCGCTCCTCGACCACTTCGTACTTGAGGCCGTCTTCGAGTTCAGGCCAGAACGGGTTCGCCTGCTTCAGCTTCGAGCCACCCCACGACGTGCGCCCCGACGCGACGAGGACGTTCGGCCGCGACGTCATGGCGTGGCGGATGCCGGACTGCATCGGCTCGATGTACGTCGACTTCCACTTCCGCGCGGTGTTGAGCCGCGACAGCACCGTCAGCGCCTCGTTGTGCGGCGCGAGCATCTCCAATGTGTCGGCGTCGGCCTTGGGCTTCTTGCCGGGCGTGAGCGGCACTTCGATCTTGGCGGCGACGCACGCAGCGACGACAGCCTCGTGGACCTTGGCGGTGTTGACGGTGCCCTCGGCGGTGAACAGGCCGGCCTTCGTCAGGACGTCCTCGCAGAACTCCGCCTCGGCGAGGCAGCACATCTCGGCCCACGACAACGTCCACTCGTCGGTGCGGGCGCCGTGCAGCGCGGCGAGTTGCAGGCACACGGCCGCGGCGACCTGCAACCATTCGTCGGGTGTGGCGCCGTCGCGGGCTTGCGACCGTGCGACGTCGCGGAGGTAGCGCACGTCGTCGACGGCGTACTGCCGGGCCTCCTCGGGCCACCGCGACGGGTCGATGCCGTCGAGGAGCGCGTACCGCGTCCGCCAGGTCTCCTCGCCCTTGTCCATCTCGACGCCGACGCGGCGTTTCGCGATGCCGCCGAGGGAGAAGTGGCCTTGCGGGTGCTTGTCTTGCAGCGTGCCGGCGCGGATCTCCAGCAGCATCTCGCGCAGCATCGGGTCACGGCCGCGGCCGCGCGCCAGCATCCGGAACACCTTGCCGATCAGGTCCGGCCACGTCGCGATGATCTCGACGATGTCGTAGGCGCCGTTAAACGCCTCGAACAACACGTTGTCGTCGTCGAGGCAGGCTTCGATGACGGCCTTGGTGCCGGGGTCGTCGCGCAGGACGATGCGGACGTCGCCGTTTAGGCCCTTGACGTCGTCGTCGATGGCGTACTGGACGCACACCAACTTCGGTGCGAGCAAGCCGGCGCGGATGGGGAAGGTTTCGGTGTCGAAGCGGAACGTCTTCATGGGACCTCTACAAAAAGAAGACGGCCTCCGCTGTACACGGAAGCCGTCGGTGGCCGCTACCGATTCGGGGCCACGATACCGAAGCCGGAAAGGAGGAAAGAGCCTACGCTCGGTAGCACACGCCACGGCGCCGGAACGTCACCGTGGTTGATTGGCAGGAGGACGGGGAATCGAACCCCGCCCCTCGGTTTTGGAGACCGTGGGTGCCATCGCAGGACCCCTCCTACAAGACCGGCCGAGGGCGCCGGTCGTTGCCTCACTCTTTGACGAGGCCGGCGCGGACGAGGTCCTCGCGCGTGGCGAGCGCCGGCTCGAACAACGTGTAGGGCTTGCCCGTGTTCTGGTTCTTCTTCTCGATGGCGTTGATCACGAAGATCGAGCCGACGAGGGGTTGCGTGACGCCGGACAGGCGCTCGGCTTCGGAGGAGATGCGCTTCTTGAAGTCGTCCTCGGTCTCGCCGTCGTTCTGCTTCAGGCCCAGCGTCAGCTCGTCGATCGCGCCGTTCTTCGCCACCTCGGGCAGCGACTGCTTCGCGATGTGGAGGCAGCGGCGGATCAGCGGCTTGGTCTTGTCGGGGAACTTGAAGGGGTCCTGGAAGCGGATGACGGAGCCCTTCGAGTACGAGCCGTCGGCGTTGTCGGTGAACAGGACGCGGCAGTCCAGCATGAACGCGGCCTTCACGTCGCCCTTCGCCTCACGCACGGTGAGGCGTTCGAGACGGACGACGTGGTTGCCCTTGCGGCCATAGGGGAGTTGCGCCGAACCCTGCGACGACATGACGGAATCCATGATACCCATGCTTGCTTGTCTTTCTGCCCTCTGTATCGGGCTTTGTTTGTGCCTCGGCGTCAGAATGACGCGTTGGCGGTTTCAGCGAGCCCCGGCTGCGAAGTCGGTCTCGTTGATGAAGTCCCACCCCGCCTGCGCAGCGGTGAGGGCGTCGTTCGGTGAGCCGTACCCACCGGCGCGGGGCCGGGAGTGATCGTTGCCCACGAACACGAAGCGGTCGGCCGGAATGTACATCTTGCACTGCTGCAAGTGAACAACTTTCGGCACGGCGATCTGGCCGACGATGCTGAAGAGGTCGTACCAGTTCAGGATCGAACGACACACGTGCGCCCAATTGCCGCACAGGCCGAGGATGTCGCCTTGGTTGCGGAGCGCGACGAGGTCTTTCAGCAGCACGGGTCCACTGCTGATCTCAAGCGTCTCGTCGACGTCGAACATCCAGAGCGTCTTCATCTCTCAGCCTCCACCATCTCGGCGATCAACGCCTCGAACGAAACTTCGGGCTTCCAGCCCAGGTCCTTGCGGATGGCCGACGAGTCGCCGCACAAGCGGTAGACCTCGGTCGGCCGATTCTCGGCGACGTCCCACGTCACCGGGAAGTTGTTGCCGGAGATGCGCCGCGCGGTCTCGACAAGTTCTTCCACCGTACGTGTTGTACCAGTTGCAACGACGTAGTCAACAGGTTCTTCCGCTTGCAGCATCATCCACATGGCGCGGACGTAGTCGCGAGCGTGTCCCCAATCGCGCATGGTGTTGCGGCTTCCGAGGCACACGTGGGCGCCCCGCGCGGCCGCGCGGCAGACCTTGCGCGTCACGAAGTTCGGTCCACGACGCGGGGACTCGTGGTTGAACAAGAAGCCGGCCACCGAGAAGTTGCCGCGCTCGCGGTCGTTCTGCACGGCGTAGTGGGCGGCTGCCTTGGCCACGCCGTACGGTGACCGTGGATGCAACGGCGTCGACTCGTCTTGCCACGCGTCGAGGCCACCGAACAACTCGGAGGTCGACGCTTGGTAGAAGCGGCAGTCGTCGCCGTGAACCTCGCGAACGGCGTTCAGGAGGTTGATGGCGCCCACCGCGTTCACGGCGTGCGTCAACGACGGCTGCTCGAACGATAACCCCACATGCGACTGCGCGGCCAGGTTGTAGACCTCGTCGGGGCAGGACTCCTCGACGGCCTTGCGCAACGACGCCTCGTCGGTCAAGTCGCCCGTGACGACCTCGAAGTTCGGGTGCTCGAAGGCCGTGGGCGGCAGCACGCCGAGGCGACCCTCACGCGCCGACACCGACGGCCGCACGAGGCCGTAGACGCGGTAGCCCTTGTCGAGGAGCAACTCCGCCAGGTACGAGCCGTCCTGGCCAGTCACGCCGGTCACGAGTGCGCGCTTCATTCGACACCTGTGTCGGAGAAGGTCCGCACACCGGCCACGATGGCCCACGCGCGGTTGAGGGCAGTCGCGACCTCGTCGATGGGCGTGTCGACCGTGATGCCGGAGAGCGTGCGGACGAGGATGCGCATGCCGAGGGCGCGGATGGCCTCGTTGTCGTCCGTCGGCGGGGGCGGGGGCGGGGGCGTGGTGACCGTGAAGGCCACGGGCAGCGGTTCGACGACCGGCTCCAAGCACGCGTTGTCGGTCGGCGGTTGCGAGGGCACCTCGACCGGTGCGTCGACCTTCGGGGCGTTCTTCGAGCCCTTCGGGCGACCGCGGCCGCGCTTGGTCTCGACGGCCGGGGGCGGCGGGGGATCGTTGGCCGACACGTTCGGGCGGGCGTCGGGCGGCACCACCTGGACGGCGATGGTCGTGTCGGGCTTGAGCGCTTCGAGGAGCGGCATCGTCGGCGGCGTGTGCAGCGGCTGCGGGGCGGCCGGCGCCGCCTCGGGCGGCAACGCAGCCGGCTCGAAGGTCATGGCGGGGAGGGAGGCGAGAGCGGCGAGGGCATCGAGGGACACGGGTGGGGACTCCTTTGTTTTCTTCTTCGGTGCGTCGGGGCAGTGCTCGCGGTACGGACAAGGCCCGTACTTGAAACACGCTTCCGGGTTCGCCAAGACCTCAAGCGCCTTGGCTTTCTTCACCGTAAGCGCTGCCATTTCGCGGACAAGCGGATCCAACTGCGCGAGGCCAACTTCGACCGCGCCCGCAGGCACGGACCACGGCGCGGTGTGCGACGCGGCAGGGCGGTGCGTCGGCTCCTCGCGTACCGCGTAGATCCACGTCAGGTCCGTCTCGGTGGTCGGCGGCAGGCCGTGATCTTGCGCAACCAGGCTCGCACCGAGCGGGTAGACCACGCCTTGGGGGCCGGCCTTGACGTCGTCCGCGCGCTTGAAGCCCTGCTTCGACGACACGGTCTTGAAGTCGATGACCTGCGGTCGCGTCGGATCCGACAAGTCCAGCAAGTCGATGATGCCTCGGATCCAAATGGGCGGCTCGGTGTTCGGCCACACGAAGTTGAACGGCACCTCGGAGAACGCGGCGGACTTGCCCGGCACGATGCCTCGGTCCTTCAGCGCTTGTACCAAGGCTTTCGCCGGGGCCGACTTCGGTTCCTCGACGAGGCCGTTGACCCACTCCTCGACCTCTTTGTGGATGGCGGTGCCCGCGTTGGCCGACGCCGACTCGGGGCGTTTGAGGCCGTCGAGTTTGTCGAAGGCCCACTTCCGCTTGCAGTCCTGGAACGTCGCGAGTTGCGACGGCGACAGGGCTATCCTTTTGGTTGGAGCAGGTTCCACTCCGTCGAGAACTTCTCCGCCACTTTTCTCCAAGATGAACGCTCCAACTGTGCCTGTGCCCGAGCGACGCGGACCTCGACGGGTTCCGGGTTCGCCAACAACTCGACGAGCTTCGACTTGTAGCCGTTGGTGTCGCCGTGGTCAACGAAAATCGCCTCGGGGCACGTTTCGGGCAGCGCGCCGTTGCGGACGGTCAAGGGCGTAGCACCCGCGGCCGCAGCCTTCATCAGCGAGATGCACGACGTCTCGACGCCAACGTTCTCGAAGTGCGAGTACGCCCACACGTTGCAGCCGGCCAAGGCTTCGACGACCTTCGCGGGGGCGACGCCGCCGTGGTGCACCACGCGGCAGCCGAGCGCTTGCACTTCGGCGAGGCGGTCGACGATGGCCTTGTGGAACTTCGGCTGGTGCTGCGCGACCATGGACCAGTCGTAGTAGATGTCGAGGTACGCGTCGGGGTTCGCGGCCTGCACTTCGGGCCACATCGCCAGCAGCGTCGCAAGTCCCCGCGTCGGGCACGACGAGTACACCACGCGGTTCTTGTCGCGCGGGCCTGCCGCCAGGCCGTCGAAGTCGGCGGCGACGATCCCGTTCGCGAGGACCTTGATGTTCTTGTGGTCGGCGCCGGTCTCAGCGACGATCTTCCGCTTGTGGTGCTCGCTCAACACGAGCACGGAGTTGACCATCTGCGGGATGGCCTTGGCGGCGTCGGGGTGGGCGCCGAGGCTCTGGTCGTGCAGCCACAACGACGAGCGGTGGATGCCGCTGAACAGCACCGCGCTCTCGTCGCCGTTCTCGCGGCGCTCCCGCATCGCTTGCTGGTGGTCGGCGAGGCGGAGGACCAACCCGGTGTCGCGCCACACCACCAACGTGCCGTGCTCGTCGTGGGGGTTGAACTCGGTGATGGCCCGCCACTCGACGCCGTCGATGATGGAGCCCGGCACCGTCAACGGAGGCAGCACGCCGAACACGCGGACGTTGCGGCCTTGGGCGGCGAGTTCACGCGTGAGGTGAACGACTGCCTCCTCGGAGCCGCCGAGCATGGCCTTGCCGGAGTTGCCGTCGAAGGGCTGCGGCGTGCCGGGCACGACGATCGTGATGCGGTTGATGTCCGCGCGGATCTTGTTCAGCGTCGCCGCGACGGCTTCGTGGCTGCGGAGGTCGCCACGGATGTTGTTGATGGCGCGTTCGACCTCGCGGGCGGGGCGCTTGACTTGCCACGCGGCATCGGCCAACGCGGCCGGCGCGATGCACTTCTCGAACAAGAAGCCCTCGTGCGTCGTCTGCTCCGGCAGGTAGTGGCCGACGGTCTGGCGCTCGATGACCTCGTCGTAGCGGTGCATGCCGCTCAAGATCAGCGCCTCGTACGACGGGCCGGCCTTCTTCGCGTGTTGCAGAGCGCCTTCGAGGTCGCCCTTGTGCGCGACGAACCGCGCCACCTCGGACCACGCCTGGCGGCCTTCGGGGAGTTGCGGGTAGTGGGTGCCGACCTCGATCAGGTACGGCAGGGCGTCGTCGAAGCGGCGCTCGATCTTCGGGATCATCGCGATGGTCCGCGCGAGGCGGGCCTTATACGCCGGGTCGGTCGTCGTTGCGTACTCGCGCTCGGCGATCCGCGCGTTGCGGCGGAGGGCGGCCTCTTTCTCGGCCGGCGACTTGCGGCGGTGGAAGACCGTGACCTCGCGGATGATGCCGGCGTTCTCGCCCTCGGCACCCGCGTCGCCGTTGCACACGAGGCGCTCGTGGATCGCGTCCTCGAACATCCAGTCCGGCGTGTTGGGGCACAGCCGCATCGTGTTGAGGTTCTCGTCGACGTCGTAGCGGTAGGGCACGAACATCATGCGGACGTCGCCGCGGATGTTGGCCAGGATGTTCCGCAGGCGGTCGCCGTTCTCCAACACGTCGTCGGTGTCGAGGAACATGAACCACCGCGACTTGCCGAGGGTCATCTGGCGGCTGACGTTGCGCGCCGTCGCGAAGTCGTCGACCCACTCGAAGTCCTGGACCGCGCCGTTGTGGCTCTTGAGGAACTTGTCGATGTGCTGCCGCGTGCCGTCCACCGAGCCGGTGTCGACGAACGCGTAGTAGTCGAAGTGTCCTCGGATGGAGTCCAAAAACGGCTTGATGGTCTCGATGTTGTCTCGAAAGATCACGCCGAGTGCGAGGGCCGGGAGGGGTTTTGACGCGAGGGGTTTGACGGGCTTCACCATGGGAACCGCATTGTATGCGCACCCGTTTGGACGTGTCAAGATCAGATCCATGGTCCGTCGAACAAAAACCGAGAGCAAGCCCCAAGACCTCCTCGAAGCCGCCATCGAGGCCGAACTCGTCAAGCGAGACCGCACCGCTTTGGTGAGCGATTTCAAGGCGTTCGTGAAGGCCGCCTGGCCGCACGTCGAGAACTTCCCGTTCAAGGAAGGCGTCCACGTCGACGCCATTTGTGAGCACATGCAGGCGGCCGGCGAGCGCCGAATCAAATCGTTGGTTATTAACGTTCCGCCGAGGCAAGGTAAAAGTACACTTTGTTCGGTGTTGTTCCCGGCGTGGATTCTTGCACGGAATGCGAAGGAGACTTTGCTCCACGCATCGTACTCTCTAACGCTCGCCATCCGCGACTCCGTCAAGACCCGCACGCTCATCGAGTCGGACTGGTTCCGCGCGCGGTGGCCCGAGGTCTCGTTGCGCGAGGACCAAAACCTCAAGTCGTCGTTCCAGACGACGGTCGGCGGCGGCCGCATGACGACGTCCGTGGGCGGCACCGTCACCGGCCTCGGCGGCACGTTCCTCATCCTCGACGACCCGTTGAACGCGCAGGACGGCGACTCCGCCACGGTCCGCGAAGCCGCCAACCAGTGGTTCGCCGAGGCTTGGTACAACCGCATCAACGGCGACCCGGACCAGGCTGTTCGGATCGTCATCATGCAGCGCCTCCACGCGCGTGACGTCTCGGCGTTGTGCATCGACTCCGGGTGGGACCACCTCAACCTCCCCATGGAGTTCGAGGGCGAGATCAAGCCCACGTCGATCGGCTGGCACGACCCGCGTACCGAGTTCGGGCAGTTGCTGTGGCCGGACCAGTGGAACACCGAGGCGGTTGCGAAGCTGAAGAAGGCGCTCGGCCCCATGGCCTACGCCGGCCAGTACCAGCAGAACCCCGTGCCCCGCGGCGGCGGCACCATCAAGCGCGTGTGGCTGCGGTTCTGGTACGACCCCGCGCGCCTCGGCGGACCGCCTGACCCGGTCACGGCCCAACTCGAAGACGGCACGTTCATCGAGTTGCCGCAGAAGGCGTGGGCGCCGCCGCAGGGCGCGACTTATGTAAACTCGTGGGACGTCGCGTTCAAGGGCGGCCCGAAGTCCGACTTCGTCGTAGGCCAAGCCTGGCTCACGGAGGCGGGCAACGCCTACCTGGTCGACCAGGAACGCGGCCGCTGGGACTTCGTCGAAACCAAGGCCGCTGTGAAGCGCCTGCACAGCCGTTGCCGCGGGCTGCCGACTCTGGTCGAAGCGAAGGCGAACGGCGATGCCGTGATGACCGCCTTGCGGGAGGAGGACAACTTCATCGGGTTGTTGCCGGTCGACCCGAAGGGCGACAAGTTCTCGCGGCTGTCGGCCGTAGCGCCGCTGTTCGCGGCGGGGACCGTGTGGCTGCCGCATCCGGCCATGGCACCGTGGGTGGGGTCCGAGTACATCCCCGAGATCACCACGGCGCCGCGCGGTCTCAACGACGACCAAGCCGACGCGTCCTCGCAGGCGTTGGCGCACATCAGCGCGTCCCCCGAGACGTTGGTCGACTTCGGTCACGATGCCCTGGATGGAGACGCATCGGAGATGCTCATCGAACCCTCGTACTGGCTCGATTGACGCGTCGCGTCAACGATCTCAAAGATCGCCGGGTTGTTCGGGTCCGAGTTGACATAATCTGCTCGAACTGCGCCGTTCCGAGCGGACCGGAAGAATACAGATCCGGATCCGTAGTTATAGTTAGATCGTCCGTTTTCGCGAAAACACCGCAATTCGGCTGCACTATAGTGCACATTCCGCATTGGGATGCGGAGGGCGTTTTTGAGTCGTTGCGCAAAAGTTGCGCTTGAAGCGCAAGCACGATCGTGCTTTTGAATCCTTTTCTGTCCGACGCTTGACCGTTTCGGCCTGGCGGCTACGGTAGCGGCATGACGAATCCGAACCCCGATCGCCTCGAAGACCTCTGCGCCTGCTGGCGCGGCTTGGACAACGCCGCCACTTTCCCCACGCTTCGGGAGTGGTGGGCGAAGACGGGTCGCGGCGGCGACATGCTCTGGCTCGTCGACCGCGCCTATTCGCATGGCAGCCTCGGTAGCGTGCGCGCCCGTGCGGTGCTTGGCACCGACGCCCTCTCCGTCTTTGCGACCGCCGCCGTGCCGGCCGACGTCATCCGCGCTTCGATCACGATCGACGAAGTGTGTGCCTCCCTCAACCTCAATCCCGACCAAGGTGTGACATGACCGAATCTTCCATCTCCTCCGCGCTCACCGCCTGGTACCGCAACCGCTTCGGCGGCGGTTGGGGCTGGCTCGAAGAGCCCGAGGTCCGCGTCTTTCGCCGGGACTACGCCAGATACGAGATCGAGTTCACGCAGATGTACGACGCACTCGACCGCTTCGCCTTCGAGGACTTGGAGGTGTTGTCGCGCGTCTTCGGCACCAAGAACATCAACTTCGGCGACGACGTGTCGGTGCCCGGTTGCGAGACGTGCGACTACTACTCGCGCTACGGCTTCTCGGTCATGGTCCGCGACGCCACGAAGGTCGACTTGGGGGTGCTCGATTGAAGCCGTGGTCGTTCGACCACCTCGACCCTGACGTGCGGGAGTACATCGGCGACCACCCACCCGAGGTGGAGTTCGCCGTCGCCGCCGTCATCGACCAGGATTCCGACGAGTACCCCCCTACCTACGACGAGGCCGTGGCCATCGTGGCGGCCAAGTATGATCTCAACAAGGACTCGGTGGACGCGTGGCTGAGGCAGTCGCGGTTGGTGCGAAAGGTCACGAAGTGTCTGAAGCAGGGAAGGGAATTGCGCAACTTGCCGTGGGTCCGATGGCTGCGGCGGATGTCGCTGCTCTAGCCTATGCCGGGCTGTACGCCAAGGAAGGCACCCGCATCGACGGGTGGGACAACATCGTCGCGCTGCATTCGGAGGCTCTGACGGCGGTGTACCCGAAGTCGGAAGGCCCCGGCGTCATGTTCGGCGTCTCGCCCAACGGCCGCCGTCGCCTGGAGGACATCGCCCCCGATGGCCACTCCACCGGCCTCGCCGTCGACATCGACGAGGGGCTGCCGAGCATCGAACCCACCCTGGCGCTGCACCGCGCCCTGAAGGCCCGCGACATCACGCACATCGTGCAGTGGCGGTACGCCGCCGAGGAGTCAACCTACAAGGTCCACCTGCTGTTGCCGTACTCGCAACGCTACCCCGTGCTGGACCCCCACCACGTCCTCGACGTGCAACGCGACATCACGCGGAAGTTGCTCGAAGGCGTGGCCAAGGCCGACTACTCGACGGCGAAGTCGGCCGGCGTCGTGTTTTGCATGACGCGGCGGCCCGGCAACCCCCACGCACCGACGCAGATCGTCCACACTGGCGCGAACGCCCTCGACCTCGTCGCCATGTCGCCTCCGTCGCAGATGGCCACACGGCGTCGTCGCCGGCTCGCCACCAAGGAGGACTCGAACGCGGAGTGCGACGCCATCCGACGCGAACTCGAAGTCCACACCTGGATCGAATCCAAGGGCGCGTGGGACGTGACGTGCCCCGTCGGGCACGGCGACGACTACACCTCGAAGACGCACCTGTACCCGAACGGCCGCATCTCGTGCATGGCCGGCAAGTGTTTCGGCAAGCCGCTCGCGTGGTTCATCAGCCACCTCGACCCCGAGGCGCAGGACCGCATCAACGCCGCGGCGTCGGCGACCTTGAAGATCGAACTGCGGCAGAACACCGCGCCGTCGGTGACGCTGGACGTGGCCCGCGACCAGATCCGTGCCGCCCTGGCTGCAACGCGCCCCGTCGAGGGCACGGCCACGGTCGTGCAGGTCTCCACCGGCGCCGGCAAGACGCACGCGGTGGCGCAGTACCTCGACGCGTACGCCGCACCGTTCGAGGGCGAGTCGGATTCGAGCGGGTTGTCGGCGGTGCTCGCCGTGCCTACCAACGCGTTGCTGTACGAGGTCGAGGGCCGCCTCAAGGTCCCGCACCAGCGCCAGGTCGGCGTGCTGGCGGTGTTGAACGACGACGGCACCCCCGCGTGTCGCAAACACGACGCGGCCAAGGCGCTTCAGAACTCGGGCGGCAACGTCCACCGGCTGATGTGCGGCCACTGCGAGTACCGCGACGGCTGCGCCGCCCGCGAGGGCACGTCAATCGGCACGGGGTCCCTCGTCGTCACGAACCACGCGCTGATGACGACGGCGGCGTCGGTGTTTCACGACCGCGGCCGCCATCCGTTGCTGGTGTGGGACGAGTCGCCGCGGTGGGTGCAGCAAGCGACCATCGAGCACCGCGACATCGACTGGCTCGTCGAGGAGTTCAAGCAGGAGGCGAAGCCGAGTCGGCCGTTGTGGGAGCAGGTCATGGACGTGTCGTTGTACCCCGACCGCTACCGCGCCGCCGTGCGGCCCGTCGTCGAGTTCGTGCGCGTGTTCCGCAAGCAACCGAAAGGGCGGATCGTCATCGACGACGCCATCCGCGAGTGGGCGAAGTTGCCGTACCACCACGCGATGCTGGCGCGGGGGCTGATGGTGTGCGGCAAGAAGGTCACCGCCGACCCCGCCGCCGACTTCCGCACGTTGATGGAGGACTCGCATAGGCTGAACCGCTCCGAGGCCGGCTTCGACGGCATGCGGCCGGAGATGCAACAACGCGTGTTGCGCGGCGAGCGCGTCTTCGCCGGCATCGCGACCATGCTCGGACCCCGCGCCGTGGCGTTCAACTTCGAGACGCACGTCAAGGTCGCGGCCCTCACCGACGACGCGTTGTTGTACCGCGAGCGCGGCGGGATCGTCCTCGACGCCACCGCGAACCTGCAAGAACTCAAGGCGCTGCGGCCGGACGCGAACGTCGTGACGCTGCGGGTGCAGGACCACGGCGACACGCAGCGCTACCTCGTGCACGCCGTCGGGTTGTCGAGGACGGCCCTGAAGAAGCGCCCCGACACGATCGACGACGCCGTGACGCACGCCAAGGGCGCCGTGACGCGGTGGGCGAGGTCGCCGTCGGGGCCGGACCGCGCGCCGAAGACGGTGGTGTTCTGCTACCGCTCCGAGGTCTCGCGCGTGAAGGCGCAGTGGCCCGAGGCCGAGGTCGCCTACTACGGCAACACCCGCGGCTACGACCGCTACTTCCAAGAAGGCTTCGACGCGTTCGTCACCATCGGCGATCCGATGGCGAACATCGGGGTGCTGGCGATGCAGTGGACGGTGCTGCACGAGCGGGAACCCGACGACGAGGACACGGAGTTCCGAGCGTACGTCAAGGCGACGGCGGCTGCGGAAGCCGCGCAGGCCCACGGCCGCGCACGGTCACCGCAGCGCAAGAAGGGCGACGGCGGTCGGCTGCACTTGCACTACGGCACGATCGCTCCCGCGGGCTGGGATCTCGAAAACACGATGGTGGAGCCGTTGACGCTGCCCGAGCCGTGACTAGGTTGAGGACATGAACCGCCGCAACGAGGAAGAAATGACCCAGAACGTCTACGCCGTTTCCGAACATTGGGGCCGAGGCTACTCCGTCGAAGGGGTGTTCTTGGCGACACCAGAACAGGTCGCAGCCGCCGTCGGCAAGACCGCCTACTTCGGGGAGATCTGCGGCAAGCACTCCGACGTCAGCCTCAACATCAAGCCGGACACCATCAAGCTCGTGACGGACGTCCCGTCCGAGGTCGATCTGATTCGCCGCCTGGGCTTGGAACGCGGAGAGAACCCGATCGCGGCCTTGGCGGAGCGAGAGGGATTCGAGGACGACGAGGAAGGCCGATGAAAACCAACCCGAATCCTGCTCGTCTCGACTTTTTCTGCGCCTGTGAGGCCGGCCTCGAACACGCCGCCCGCTTCGACTCCCTCCGCGAGTGGTGGTTGAATACGCGCGAGGGATACTACATGTGGTGGTTGATCGGAAACGCACTGGAGTTCGAAGGCATCGACCGCGAGATGCACTACCGCAGAGACGAACGCGGGGTCTTGCTGGCGGCGGCTGAGATGAGCGACTTGCTTCGGGAACGGCTCACGATCGACGCGGTGTGCGCCGTCCTCGAACTCGACCCCGACCAAGGTGTGTACTAGGCCGACGCTGCCTTGATGAAGGACTCAACGCGCTTGGTCAGCTTCAGCTTCTCCAACGGCACGAACTCGGACGGGCACAACCCGCGCCAGTCGACGTCGGGGACCTCAGGCCACACGCGGTGTTTGCGTGCGTAGCGGTACCGCAACAGGTCGCCGTTCGCCGCCGCCACGTAGCGCGGGATGTCGTGACACAAGCCGTAGCGGCTCATGTGCCCGACGGCGCGGCGCTCCGCATCGAGTTCGCACTTGAGGATCGTCTCGACGGCGGAGTCGACGGCGGACTTCGAGAAGTCGACGCCGTTGTTGAGCCAGCGGTCCCACACCTCCCACGCGGTCTGGTCGCGGTACTGGTCGTCGATGAATTGCTGCGCGTGGCCGAACTCGTGCGCGACGACCTCCATCCACGAGGCCGACCGCACGGCGACGGCCAGGACCCGCGCCTTCGCGTCGAAGTAGCCGGCGCAGCCTTCCGCCGACTCCAAAACGTGAACCGCCTCCGTTGGTTGGAGGCGGACTTCAATCTGGTGTGCGGCGCAGGTGCGTCGGACCTCGTCGAGGAAGTCGAGGATCATGGGCGACGACCGAATGCAAGGATACTTTCCGACTGGCGGTCAATCTTCCTTTCGCATACGGCGTCGCCCCAATTGGCATCGATTATTGTAAGGCGTTTCGGGTCGCCGACGTCGACGACGATGCCGATGTGACGACCGCGGCCGGGGTCGCTTTGGCCGCGCTCTCGGAAGAACACGACGTCGCCGACGGCGGGCTCCCGCACGAGCCAGTCGTGCTCGGAGAACACCCGCAACGTGAACGACACCGACGCCAGCGGGTTCGCCCGCAGCGGCGTGGGGATGACATCGCCCGGAATGGGCTTGCCCGCCACACGGTGCCAAAACGCGACCGCGTGGGCGCAATACGGCTCTGCCCGGCCGCCCGTGAAGTCGTCGATGAGCGGCCCGCGGTTGCTGCCCTTAGGCACTTCGCGAGCACCGACGTAGCGGCGGGCCACTTCGACGACGGGGTGGGTCATTCGGATCGGCCTTTCGAGTCGGCCAAGGCGTCTGCCTCGGCGCGGAGTTCCTCAGCTTCGAGGCGGAGTTCCTTGGCGCGAGTGTCGTTGGTCGGATCCTTGTCGGTCTCCAGGGCCAACGCCTCGCGGTCTCGACGTGCGGCGGCGACACGCTTCCGGGCGGCGCGGACGGCGAACAAGCGGTTCGTCACGACGACCAACGCCGGGCCGATGACGGCCGGGATCATCTTGACCCAGAAGGTCGGATCTTCAGGTCCGCCTGGGTGTTGTGCGGCGACGTACAAGGCAGTGCCAGCGCCGGTTGCAGAGGCCAGGACGGTGTCTACGTGGAGCATGACTCCCCATTCTACCTCTTCGCGAAGCGGGCGTGGACCGGGGCGGCTCCCGCATCCCAACGCGCCTTGGTTTCGGCCGGCGTCAAAGAGAAGTCGAACCCGGACCCGATCGTCTTGAGCGGCACGTGGACGCGGTCGTCGCGCGAGGACTTCGAGGCCGAGGCCGCAAACGTCAGCGCGTTCGCCACGGCCATCGCGGCGTCGTCGAAGTCCCACTCGCGCACAGGACGAACGTCATCCTGGCCGTCGTTGTCGACGTCCTTGCCGACCAACGAGAATGACACCGTCGGCTCCGGTTCGCGGTCCCAGACCTGGTCAGGGAAGTTGTCGGTGAAGCCGCCATCGAAGTACAACCGCTTCGGCAGATACGACGGCAGGTATTGCATTGACGCCACAGGCAAGATGGCCGAGGTGGCGCCGGCCGCCTCCTCCACCAAGACCTTCGGCGTCGTGAGCGACGACAGGTACACGGGCCGCGACGTCCACGCGTCGGTGACAACGATCGTCAACGGAATCGGGCTCTCACCGAGCGTCGTGCCCTTGCCGAGCATGTCGACGACGGCGTCGGGGATGCGGCGCCACGAGCAACGGCCGAAGCGCTTCGCCGCCAGCACCGACTTGTCGAGGATCTTCTCGTCGGCGAGGAGGTCTTGGAGGATGTGGAGGATTCGAGATTCTGGAATCCCGAACGCGAACGCGATCGCCATCAACGCGCCGGCCGACACGCCCGCAACACGCAAGACGGAGGCGTGCTTCTGAAGCGCGTACAACGCGCCTCCGAGCGTGGGGACGTGGGTTGCGCCGCCCGGCAGGACGGCGTTGACCGCGGGCCTCATTCGCCACCGTCGACGGTTTGCACCTCGGCGACAGGCGCTTCCGCACAACGCGTCAGCAGCGGGATGAACGAGCACAAAACGAGGGCGAGAGCGATCTTCTTTTTCATCACGGGTCCTGGTGGATCAAGGTGAAGCGGGTGTAGTTGAAGGCGTTGGTCGTGGAGGATGGGGGCGGAGCACGGAGGCAATCGTTGCCGGCGCCAGCGACGACCGCGAGGCGGTCACCCGAGGCGCAGGACACGTTCGCGGACAAGTCCAAGAACCGCAACGAGCCCGTCGACGGGCCGGCGAAACGGAACGTCGCCAACGAGAACTGCGCCGTCGCCACCGAAGCACCGCCGCCCGAGATTCGCAGGATGCGGGCGTTGACGAACCACGCGTCCGTCGGGTTCGGCACCTTGGTGTGGTCCCCGAAGTACGTGGAGCGGTGGGCGATGGCGTACATGCCCGGCGCCGGACACTGAAAGTAGGGTGAGAACGCGGTGCGGTTGCCGTAGACGTCGAACGACAACGCCGCGGCGTCGGAGCCGTTCACGACGCCGTCGGACACCACCGTCAGCGTCGTGCTGTCGATCGTCGTCGACGCCGGGGCCGTCGTGGGGATCGCGAACGCCGCCGCCGACACCTCCGTGTAGCGGGGCGTGACCGAGAACGTCGACGCCGCGGTCGCGGTGTTGAGGCCCTGGATCTCCGACAGGTTGCCGAAGATGTCGCGGTCCGCGAACCGCAGGAAGTACGTTGTCCCCGGCGTCAGGCGGTTGCCGTCGCCGTCGAGGCGCAGCGAGATGTGTTCGCCGCGGAACTCCGCGACGCGGTTCGCCTCGGTGGGGATGAACCCCGAAGCGGTCGACATCCACACCACGGTCTTGTCGTGGCGGAGGCCCATCTCGCGACGGCCGGCCGCGTTGCGCGAAACGAAGATGCCTGCCTGGCCGGCGCGGATGCGGTTGCGCGCCGTCAGGTGCGACAGCGGCGGCTTGTAGTTGCCGACGAGCGTGGGCTTCTCCCACGTCGACACGACACGTGAGGCCCAGCCCGGCCCCAGGGACGGCTTGGCGTAGCGGATGTCGAGGACGGCGCGGCATTGGCCGGACTCCGCGGTCTCGGTGATGCCGACGACGGCGCCGTCGTAGGTGCCCGACCAGCGCTGCTTCGGGTCCTGCGGCAGCCGGATGACGTCGTGCAACTCAAGGTGGTTCGGCCGCGTCGTCAGGCGGAAGTCGTTCGGCGGCTCCGACAAGTCGCTCGTGACGGCGTCGGCGAGCGCGGTCGCCTCGGCGAAGGTGTTGATGCCGAGGCTTGAGCCCTCGAAGATCGCGGCCGGCATGAAGCCGTACTCGCGCACGGACGCCGTCGCCGTCGACACGACCTCGCGGTACACCTGGTTCTGCGACGTGAAGATCACGGACGTCGCGCTGCCGTTCGGCAACGTAGGCACAGTCTCATTCGACGTCGCCGTTCGGTTGCCCGTCAGAAAGCCTGTGTAGTTGGCCTCGAACTGCTGCATGCCAGCGTCGGAGGCGTCGTTCAACGTGAATGTGATTCCGTTGTTCTCGGGATCGATGAGGGGGAGCGTCTCGTCCGCAACGAAGACGGCCTTGCCGCCCGTGCGCGTGACGGTACCGAACACGGTTGTCGTGGACTCGTTGCGTTGGTACCGGACCACGGTGTGGTTGCGGATGGCCGAGGCTTCGGCGGTGATCGGGTCGACGCCGTAGAGGTCGGTCGCACGCAACGCCAGCGAGTAGCTGAAGGCCAGCGTCCCGTTCGACAGCACGGCCGCCGACGTCGGGGAGTACCCCGAGGACACCGCGACGCGGAAGTTGAACCAGTTGTTGACCGACGCCACGGTGCCGAGGAAGTTGTGGCTGGCGGTGCCGCCGAGGGACACGGCCGAGCCGAGGGCGAGGTTGTGGGGCTCGTCCGTCGTCACGTCGACGAAGGCGTTGCCGCTCGCGGGCGCGAGTGTGCGGTACGGCAGCGTCTTCTGACGACGGGGCGAGTACGACAACAACCGCGAGTCCTGGATGTCGTCGCGGGCCATGTAGCGCGTGTCCGCGCCGATTTGGTCGGACACGGCTTGGATCGCCGCGGCCGTGTGGCCGGTGCCGACGTCGTTGAAGCGCAGCGTCTGCCCGGTACGGCGGAACGTCGGCGTGAAGAACGAGCCCGCGAGCGAGTACAAAACGGGGCGGCCGCCCTTGTAGCCGATCTTGACGGTGGCGGCCGCACTCTTGAGCGCCGGCTCGTTGTCGTCGATGATCTGCTGCTGGTGCTCTTCAGCGGCCTTGTTGACCGGGTTGAACACGTAGCCGCGCGGATCGACGATGAAGTTGTCGCGGAGCGGCGCGCCATCGTCGACGACGCGGACGTCGATGGAGTCCTGCTCCGTCGACCAAGACTCGATGCGTCCCGAGGCCAGGTAGCGGAAGTCCGACGGCTTCGGGGGCATCAACGGCGGCGTGATGGCGCGGGTGACGAGCACGCGGCGGCGGAGGCCGACGAGGCCCACGTACGGCGCGCCGGCGACCTCGCCGAGCGGCGACAAGTTCGCGTACGTGCCACGGAAGCGGAGCAGCCGCAGCGAGATGGTGTCGTCCTCGCCGACGCGCTTCTGCACCGAGAGCGACCGCACGTAGTCGACGCCCTCCAGGTCCGTCAGGTCGACCCAGCGAGCGTCGTCGTCGAGGAGGTAGACGCGGTAGCGGGTCAGTTGCGCGCCGGCATCCCACAGGTCGGCAGCGTCGTACGTCTGCACGCATTGGCCGTACAACGAGCGGATCTTCGCGGCCGACAACGCTTCCGGCCACACGCCGACTTCCTGCATCGTGCCGGACCAACCAAACGACGTCGACACCAGGGTGTAGTTCTGACCGGCCACCGACGAGTTCATCACCTGGAACCGTGCGGACGACGACGTGCCGAATTGCTGATCCGGCGCCGTGTCGGACTCGTCGCCGTAGAACTCACCGTTGTGGTACCACCGCACCTTGCGGACGATGGTGCCGGCCGAGTTGGGCTCGAACGAACTTGTCACGGCGATCATGCCGCGTCGGGGCATCGGCTTCTTGATCGTCGTGGTGGCGACGTCCGAGCGAGGCACCTGCAAGTTCCAGGTCTCGTCGGCGTTCGTCCACCACAAGCGGAAGTTGAGTTGCTCCGCCTTCGTGGGCGGCGAGTGGATGGTCTCGCGGGCGACGGCGTGCTGGGTCGCGGAGGAGCCCGCCTCGTACCAAAACGCGATCGACCAGTTCGAGTGGACGTGAGCGCCCTCGACCCACGGCATCGAGGACGTGAACCAGAGGGTGCCGACCACGTTCTGCCACGCCTTCGACACGCCGGACGGCGTCGGGTCGAACAACGAGTGCACCGCGGTCGGCAGAGCGGCCCCTGCGCTGCGCAGGTTGCCCGTGACGGCTGAGGGGACCAAAGAGAAGTTCGAGGTGGTCGAGGGGCGGTTCCCCAAAGGCCAGTAGCCGATCTGCCCAGGATCGGCCAAGAAGCCAGCGAACGGAGGGGTCAGTAGCTTCACTTCTCTTCCAATCGGATCGCCAAACTACGAGCCGTTGGATAGAATACCGTGCTCACGGTTGAGGGGTACGGCTCCATGTCCGCGACGCTGCCCTTCGCGAGGATGGGACCCGGCTCGGCCGCCTCGTTGCCGGAGAGGCGTTGCGCCCGCAGCAGCGAGCCCGTCACGACCACGTAGGGCGGCCGGGCGAAGCCCGTGGTAGGCAGGCCGAAGGCGACGGACGCGAGCGAAGCAACCATCCGGTCCGAGTACGAGAACGGCGCGATGCGGATGCCGGCGAACAACGCGCTGGCGGCGGTCGTGGTGGCCGTGCAGCCGTGCAGACGCACCGACATGGCCCCCGAGGCGGTCGTGAACGACAGGAACGTCAGCGTCGAGACGGCGACGCCGTTGTAGAAGGACTCCGCAGGCACGGCCGGCGAGTTCGGCCGCCGACACACGAACGACTTCCAATCGTTGGTCGCCTGGTGGGTGCGGTGGAAGCCGGAGATCGTGTAGTCGCCCTCGCTGCCGAAACTGACGGTCGCCGCCGTCGTCGCGTTCGACGGGATGTGCAGCGACCACGCGGACATGAACGCCGTCGACGACAGCGTCGCGTTGGTCCAGGTCAGGCCGCCGTCGTCGGAGTTCTTCGAGAACGTCGTCGTGGCGGAGCCCGGCCGCTGAAACGACCACGCGTGCTGGATGCCGCGGACCCAACCCTCCAGGGCGTAGGCGTCGCGGGGCGACATCGGTTGCGTCTCGAACTCCAACGCGATCTTGCGCGAGTACGTCACGCCTTCGAGGGAATCCCCGATGGAGCGGCCGTACGCCTCGATCGACGCGTCCTCCGGCCCCGACACGGAGTCGATGATGACGTCGATCTCAAGTCCATCAACACGAATCGCGGCCATCAATCACCTCAGGTGCGCCAGCGGCCGCCCATGTATGCACGGTTGCCGCGGTCCAGCGTCTCAGCCGCGCCCCAACGGATTCGGGGACGTTCCGCATCCTGCACCGCGAACATTGTACCTTGAGCCTTGTAGAACTGAGGCAGGTTCCGGAACTCGCGGGCGAGGTCGCGAACGGCTTCGGTGTTCTCGACGGTGGCGTCGGTGTTCTCTTCCGTCACATCACGGTCGATCTGGAAGTCGGAGCGCTTCAACTTCTTGCCGAGCTTGTCGTTGCCCATGAGAGACCGCATGACGTCGATCATCGTGTTGTTCAGCCACACCAGTGTGTCGACGAAGGCCGCACTGCCCTTACGCAACGAAAGCTCGAAAGAGTCCATGACCTCGGTCATGCCCTTGCCCCACACGGTGATCTCGCCGAAGACGGACCAGAAGCCCGCCATCAGGACGGCGAACCCCGAGAAGAAGTTCATGATCCACGAGACAGCGGCGACGAGCACGGTGACGACGGGAACGAGCACGCGCAACACGCCGCCGAGGGCCGCGCCGAGCGACGCCAGGAGCATCGTCAGCGGTTGAGCCAACGTCCCCAACGACGACAAGATCTCGCCAAGGCCGTTCTTGACGAACAACGTCAGGCCGTCCATGAGGCCGCCGATGAGTTCGGTCACGGGCTTCAACGCGTCGATGAGCGGCCCGATGACCGTGATCAGGCCACCGATGATGCCGCCGATCGGGCCGCCCACAGCGGCGCCCACGGCAGGACCGACGACTCCGGAGATGGGGCCGAAGATGCCGCCCCCGGAGCCGATTTGCTCCGTCAGGCCGCCTGCGATCTCGCGCTGCTCACGCTCGCGCTGACGCGCGTTGTCCTCGTACAACTTCGCCGCCTCGGCGGCGAGTTTCGCGGCCTCCTCGGCGGCCTTCTTGTTGGCCTTGATCTGGTCGTCCCACGCATCCCAATACGCCTTGGTCTGCCGAACGCTTTCATCGAAGCGGTTCTTCTCCGCCGTGGCTGCCGCCTTCGCGGCGTCTTCAGCGGCCTTCGCCGCCGCCTTCTCGTTCTTGACGACGGTGTCCCAGAACGAGTCCATCGTGTTGTTGAGGTCGCGGTTGTAGTCGGCTAAGGAGTCGCGGATGGCGTCCTCGCGCTTCTTATCCTCCTTGGCCAGCTCCTCTGCCGTCTTCGGCGGCTTTGTGTGAGGCGGCAGTTGATCGCCTGCCGAGTAGCGGGGGTCGCCCAGCTTCGTGCGGGTCGCGGCGAAGTTCTTGAGTTCGTCGGCGAACGCGACGAGCGCCGTGTTAGTGGCGTCGATGCCGTTCTGACGCAACTCCGCGGCCGACTTGGACAACTCGACGAGGCCGTCGTCCGTCCACCGCACGTTCTTCGCGAATTCTCGGAAGAAGGGGTCGCTGCTGCCCGACATCTGAATGAGGCGGGCCTTCGAGCTGTCTACCTCGGCCATCAGCGCATCGCGCGAGGCGGCGTCCTTCGCGTAGCGCTCCTGGCGGGCCTTGGAGCCCGCCTCGGTAGCAGCGACCGCGAGGCCCTTCGTGAACACGTCGGACATGGAGATCTTGTCCAAGCCCTCCGCTACGAGGCTGAGGCCCTGGACCGTCTTCGTCAACCACCCGAGAAACCCACCACCGCCGAGACTGCTTGCGAGCGCCCGCTTGATCGTGTCGGAGAAGTTCGCCAGCGCCGCCTCCGCGCGCGCGAAAGCCTCGGCGGTGCGGTCTGTCGTCTTGCCGTACTCGTCGATGGTGCCCTTCGACTTGCGCGCGACCTCCTGCACGAAGGCCATCTGCTTCTCTTCGGCGCTCATCTCCTCGACGAACTTGTTGACGGCCTTCGAGCCGATGTCCGTGGCGCCGGCCGCCTCCAGCGCCGACTTCGCGTACTTCTCGTTCGCCTGGTCGACGGAGACGATGATGCCAAGGTTGTCGAGGAGCAGTCGAGACGAGCGCGCCGTACCGACGATGATCGACTCGAACATGTAGTCGAACGACTGGCCCGTCTTCAGCGCCGACGCCTCGGCGACCTGCGCCAACTTTTTGAAGACGTCTTGCGAGATGCCCATCGAATCCGCAAGGTTGGCCTTGCGCATGAGTTCGGCATCCGCGATCATCCCGCGGGTGGCGTTGCGGAGGTCGTTGAGCGACTTGCCCGAGTTCTCGAAGAACTGCTGGGCGGCGTTGATCTTCGCGCCTTCCGAGGCTGCGTTGAACAACGTCCCGAAGGCCCCCGCGAGATCGCGGACGACACTCGACGCGTAGAAGTAGGTCTGCGTGATGTTCTGGCCGGCCTTGACCGCCCTCGACAACCCGGTGACGACCTCCTTGTTGGCCTCGTCAAAGGCGTCAGCGGCGAGTGCCGCCGCGTTGAGGGCGTCGTCGTAACGCGACACGGCTGCGGCAGCGGCCGCCAAGGCCCTGTTGGCGTCGGCGACCGATTTGCTGGTCCCCGCGATGTCGCGTTGGAGCCGATTGCTCGTCGAGTCGACGGCCGCGAGCGCCTTGTCGAAGGCGACCATCTCGCGGACGGCCTTGCCAACGGACTTGACCGCCTCCTCGGTGTCGAGGTCGAAGCGGGCAAACAGTCGGGCTACTTCGACGCTGGACAAAACGACACCTCAGCGCCGACGGGGACGCCCCCCCATTTTAACAGCCTTGGCTTCCTTCTCGTTCTTGAACGAAACCCAGCCGATCCAGGCGTGGAAGTCCTCAAGCGGCATTTCTCGGACCTCCGAGAGCGGAAGCCCGAGCAATTCACCAACCATCAACTCCGCTTGGAGTTGATGATCGGTCTTCACTTTTTTGCTGCGGCCTGGGCGTCGTTGATCAACTCGGTCACGGCCTGGAGCACCGGCTCCATGAACGTGCCGCGCGCCGGCAGCTCAAGCAGCGCCGCCTCGTCCTCGGGCGTGAACATCGGCCCGCCCGTCGCAGGGTCGAAGCAGCAGCGCAGCACCATCAGCGTCGACATGGCGACGTTGCTGTTCTTCGCCGCGGCTTCCGCGAACTCGTTGGCCTGGCCGAGCGACGGGGAACGAACTTCGATTCGTTCGCCCTCAAACTCGACGATCTTGCTGGTGAACTTTGAACGGGCTTTCGCCAGGAGGTTGCTGCGGGTGTTGCTCATAGGACCAAACTACCACGTCACGAAGACGCAATGAGTCGGTCCGAGTACCCGAAGATCAAGTTGGTTGCCTCGTCGCGCTCGCCGGACAACTTCCACTCCACCTTTGCCTCGATCAGTCCGTCGACGGCGGCCGTGCGCTCCACGGACTCGATTCGGCCGTAGCCGCGGAAGACCGCCGAGAAGCCGGAGTTGACCTCGACGAGCATGAGGTGGTTGTTGAAGCGGAGGGTCGCCAGGCGGTCCATGTCCTCGGCGTTCAGGAGCATGTCCAGCGACAGCGACGCGTCGGCCAGGCCGAGGATCCGCTTCCGAAACCGCGACGTCGACGTGTACACCGTGGTGTCGAGGAGTTCGTCGGACTCGATCAGCGTGTGGCCCTTGACCTCGTAGAAGTCCTCGGACCGCGTGGTGATCGGCAGGTACGCGCCCGTGAACGTCGGGTTGGCCCCGGCCGTCGGGACGGTGAACTCGCCGAACGCGAAGTCCGCGGCCGTGATGAGGCTGTAGGCGATCGTGGCGCCGGAGACCTTGAGGTGCCACGGCGTGGCCGGATCGATGGCCCGACGCGCATTGGACGTGATTTGGTAGCGGCCGCCACCGATCGAGGTGGTGGCCTCGTTGGACACCGCTGTGGAGACACCACCACGGCGAATGAGGCACGAGAAGCCAGCTTTTGCCATGGTTTACTCCGAGGTCACATGCCCGAGCCGACTTCGATCGGATCGAAGGTGCCTTCGTGCTGCGCCGAGATGGACACCGAGACCTTGCCGTCGACGGACGCCGAACGCTCAAGGGACTCGGTCAGCACGGACAGCGCGAGTCCGTTGGTGCCGTCGACGAGGATGCGGCAGACCCACGGCAGGCCGGCCGCGCGGGCCGCCTTGATGTGCGCGTACGCGGTCGAGGTCAACTCCAGGTCGCCGTCGATGGAGACCGACAGGTCGCGGAGGCCGATGATGCGCCGACGAAGGCGGGAGTCGGCGAAGTCGGTGGTGTCGAGGAGTTCGTCACCGTCCGAGACGGTGACGCTCATGACGCCGTCGAAGGTGGCGTAGGTCGCGGAGGCGCCCGTGGCCGCCGACAGGACAAGGTTGTATCCGGGAAGAGCCACGTATCACCTCATAGAGTTCGTGTCAAGCATACCACGTCAACCCAGAGCCTCGTCCAGGTCGGCAGCGTCGACTTTCGGAGGGTCACCCAAGGACTCAGCCTCGACTACGACGCGCCGCAATTCGACGAGGGTGTTGGCGGCTGCGATCTGCGCCCGCAAGGCGCGGGTGTACGCGTACACCGCCTTCGCCCACGAGAGCGTCGCCAAGAGCACCATCAGCGCCCACTCGTTCACCGGCCGGCCCTCGGTGCGGTACAGCATCGCTTGCTGCAACAACGCGCTGAGGCGGTTCTGCTCCGCGACGGGCAGCCGTTGTTCGACGTACGCCGCGACGGCTTCCCCGACGTCTCGCGACGCGGCGGCCTTTGCGGCATCGAGGTCGAAGCCGCGCGGCGCCAGCACGGCGGCCTCGGAGAACACGACCTGGATCTCCGTGTCGCGAACGTACAAGAACTCCGAGCCGACGCCGTCGAGGGCGATCTCGTTCGCCAGCGCCGGATGCGCGAGCACCGCGTAGGGCGGCCCCGCGGCGAGAACGGCGTCCTCGATGGCGCGCCAGGAGTCCGTCGTGAACGTCGTGTGTGAGCGGATGTCGATCATCACAGGTCCGTTTCAATGTACAAGGAACACAAGTCGTGGCCGACGGCGGTGCTAGTCGACCCCGTCGACATCGTGACGTTGACCGTCAGGAACGTGGTGTCGGCAGGCAGATCAGTGCTGGCGAAGCCGGAGGCTCCGGAGCCGGAGATCAACTCGACCACCGACCAAGACACCGTCGCGCCCTGCGGCGGACAGAACATCTCGAACTGGAAGAACTTGTTCGTGCCCGAGGCGATGCCGGTGTCGACCTTGGTGGCCACGCCGGAGCCATCGTTGTGGATGAATTGGATGTTCGTGTCCGCGCGGTCCTTGGCCAACCCCAGGATCGACGTACGCGCCGACGGGTCGCCTTGTGACGGCGCCGAGGTGTTGTTCCACAAGCCGTGGAACCACTGCGCAGTCGCGTTGTGGACGGCGTCGGACACGGCGAAGAACTCGACGTAGTGGAATCCACCACGGCCGGCGCCGTTGCCTCGGAAGTAGGGCGCGTTGGTCAGGCGGTAGCCGGCCGTGCCGTTCAGGGTCGCGCCGGACACGAAGCCCACGCGGCGCGCCTGGGACAAGAAGTCCGCCGACGTCGTCGAACGCGTGGTCAACGTGCCCGTGGTGGTGAGGGCCGCGTTGCCGGTGCTGACCGGCGCCGTCGTCGAGTTGCCCGGCGCGGACCAGTACGACACGCGGTTGCGCGCGAGGGACGGTTGCAGCGTCGTGTCCTGACCGGACGGGCCGACGAAGCCGGGCACCTTCCGCACGCCTTCGCGGCCGAACAGCATCAAGTACCCAGGCGACGCGGCCGTGGGGCCGGCGCCCGTCACGAGGGTCAGCGCCGACAAAGGATTCAGCGTCAGCGTGGTGCCGCTGCCTGAGACGGTGATGTCGCCGTAGCCACCGTCGGAGAGGCCACCGCCACCGCCCGAGGGAGTGGCCCACGTGCCGTCGCCGCGCAAGAATTGAGTCGTCGAGGTGGCCACAGGGACGACGCCTCGGAGCGTCGTGGTGAACACCGGCAGCGCGGCCGCCGCCGTCGCCGTCGACACGTAGTTGCCGTACGTGGCGCCGGACGCGATCACGAACGCCGTGGTACCCGCGGCCGGGACGCCGAGGGACAACTGCGAGCCGACCATCTCCAGCGGCGTGCGGAGGGAGATCTCTTGCGGTGCGCCGTCGCCGCCGCTGGCGCGCCCGAGGAGTCGGCCAGAGAGCATCGAGGCCAACGACACCAACGCGACGCGGCCGGGGTTGATCGCAAAGGTCGCCGCAGAGCCCGAGACGGTGATGTCGCCTTTGTTGCCGTCCGAGAGCCCGCCGCCTGCCGGCGTGGCCCACGTGCCGTCACCGCGCAGGAACTGCGTCGTCGACGTCGCCGCAGGCACGAGGCCGTTGGACGCCGTCGAGAACAAGGCCGTCAGCCGCACGTCGCCCGCCGCGACAAAGTCGGTCGTCGCCGCCAAGGCGGCCGAACCGAGTCCGAGGACGGTGCGGGCGAACGAAGCCGAGGCCGCCGACACCAACGACGCGCCGTAGCCGGAGATGCCGTGGACGAGGACCGCCGCGGTGTGCGTGGCGAAAGCCGACGACGAGGCCGCAACGCCGGCCGCGGTGAAGTCGGTCGTCGCGGCTACCGCTGCGGACCCGAGCCCGAGGACGGTCCGGGCGAGCGCGGCAGAGGCGGCCGAGACCAGCGAGGCGCCGTAGCCGGAGATGCCGTGGGCCGTCGCAGCCGAGACGTGGGCCGCGAACGCCGCCGAAGACGCCGCGGCTCCGGCCGCGGTGAAGTCTGTCGTCGCGGCGAGGGCAGCCGAGCCGAGGCCGAGCACCGTCCGGGCGAACGAAGCCGACGCAGCCGAGACCAGCGAAGCGCCGTAGCCGGAGATGCCGTGGGGGGTGATCGACGAGACGTGGGTCGAGAACTCCGCCGACGACGCCGCACCGACGGAGCCGGCCGTGAGCACGACCGTGCCCGTGGCGCCGTTGACGGAGTCGACCGCGCCGCCACCGCCCGCGGGTGTCGCCCACGTGCCGTCGCCGCGAAGGAATTGCGTCGTCGAGGTGGCCACAGGGACGAGGCCGTTCGACGCCGTCGAGAACAACGCCGTCAGCCGAACGTCGCCAGCCGCCACGAAGTCGGTCGTCGCGGCCAATGCGGCGGAACCGAGGCCAAGCACTGTACGCGCGAACGACGCGGAAGCGGCCGAGACCAGCGAAGCACCGTAGCCGGAGATGCCGTGCGCCGTCGCTGAGGACACGTGGGCCGCGAACGCGGCGGAAGACGCAGCCGCGCCGGCAGCCGTGAAGTCGGTCGTGGCGGCGACGGCGGCGGAGCCGAGACCGAGGACCGTACGCGCGAGGGCCGCCGAAGCAGCCGAGACCAATGAAGCCCCGTAGCCGGAGATGCCGTGGGCGAGGACCGCAGAGGTGTGCGTCGAGAAGTCGGCCGACGACGCCGCGGCGCCGGCCGCGACGAAGTCGGTCGTCGCCGCCACGGCAGCCGAGCCGAGGCCGAGGACCGTTCGCGCAAAAGAAGCCGAGGCAGCCGACACCAACGAAGCGCCGTAGCCGGAGATGCCGTGGGCTGTGGCGGCTGAGACGTGTGCCGCGAACGCCGCCGAAGACGCGGCCGCGCCTGCGAGCACGAAGTCCGAGGTCGACGCCACTGCGGCCGACCCGAGACCGAGCACGGTCCGAGCGAACGACGCCGACGCCGCCGAAACGAGGGAAGCGCCGTAGCCGGAGATGCCGTGGGCCGTCGCCGAGGAAACGTGCGTGGAGAAGTCGGCCGACGAGGCCGCACCGACGGACCCGGCCGTGAGGACGACGTCGCCAGTCGCCCCGTTCACCGAGTCGACGGCGCCACCGCCACCGCCACCGCCTCCGCCACCGGAGGCGACGAGGGTCCAGGTCGAGGCGTTCGTGAGTTCAAATTCGAGGAAGGGCGTCGTCGACGTGACGACGGCGCGCATGCCGACCGTGCGGCGTTCGAGCGGGATCGCGTCACGCGCCGCGATCGAGCCCACGGCGTGGAGGCCGCCCTTGACGTGGGTGTCAGCGACGACCGGAAAGACGCCGTCGTTCTGCGGCTCAATCGTGCTGATTGTCAAAACGGCGCCGGGTGTCGTCACTTCGTGTACTCCACGTCGATCACGCCGAGGGACTGCTGGGCTGTACGCCAGATGTCACTCGGGATGCCGTTGATCGTAGCACTGCCGATGAGGACGAAGCCGCCCGTGAGGCCGTTGACCGTGAAGGTGTCGATGTCGAGGGCCGTCGGGAAGACCAGCCAGCCGTACTCGCCCGTGCCGACGTTGAGCGTGACGTTGCCGGGGGGCTGCCAGGTCGACCCGGCGTCGAGTTCCGCGAGGACCTCGGCCTCGGTGTCGATCGCAACAGCCGAGGAGCCCATGAACATCGCGTACACCTCACCGTTGAATCCGCCGTGGCTGAGTTCAACGTTGATGGAGAATTGGTCCTGTTCGGTGTCGTTTTGGCCAATGTGAATTGGCTCCGCCTGGAGCGGCATGACGCGGACGTAGTAGTTCGACGTCGCCGAACCGAGCGAGGCCGGCGACACGCGGTCCATCGCCAGCCACAACTTGTCCGCCATCGACTTGCCGACGAGGTAGCCGTTGACCGGCGAGGTGACCTTGATCTGCAACCGGCCCGGCCGGTAGGGCTTGTTCTTGCGGCCGTCGAGGAAGCCGTAGGGGCGCTCGCCGCCGTAGGACTGGACCGCGACGACGAGGCCGCCCGAGGGGTTCGTCTTGCGCCACGGACCGACGAACGTGTTCGACGCCGTGCACGAGGCGACGGACCCCAGCAGGTAGTTTCGGACGTCGAGTTCGACAGACATCAGGAGGGCGCTTTCTTGGTGATCGGGCCTTCACGCACAGGCGGCATGGAGCCCGTCCGCGCGAAGTGCGCGATGGCGCGGCGGTACTCGTCCTCGATGACGTCCTGGTTCTCGTTGACCGCGGACTCCAGGAACTTCGCCTGGCCTTGTGCGGCGCGGCCAGGGTCGTCGGTGCGGGTGTGCTCGCCGGGGTGCTGGTAGGACAGGTCTTCGTGCTGGCGGACCATGTAGGGCACAGCCGCGCCGCCGAAGCCGTACTCGACGGTGACGGCGTGGTTCGAGTAGTTCGGGTTCGAGATGTACGCCGAGTCTTCGAGGGCGCCGTGTTCGTACGGCGCCCGCTCCTGCGCGATGGGCAGGATCCGGTGGGCGGCGTTGAGCTGGGCCACGGCGGCGGCGGCCTTCGCGCCCTTGGGGAAGCGGCGGAGGACGTCCTTGAGCGCCTGGCTACCGGAGATCTTCAGGCTCACAGCGTCACCTCGACGTGGTCGATGACGCCGTTCTCGTCGGGCAGGTACTCGACGACCTTCGCGCGCCGCGCCAACGTCGCGTCCGTGGCGTCGAAGCCAGGCAGCCAGAACAACGCGTTGCGGGCCTGTACCGGCGTCAAGTTGAAGGTCTCGTCGAGGACGAGGAAGTGCATCGTCCGTTCCTCGACGCCACCGTAGATCGGGACCTCGCGGAACGAGCACTCGTAGCGGCACGGGAACGTCGCGGTGGAGCCGACGACCGCCTGGCCGGCCGCGTCGAGGGCGCCAGTCGGCGTCGCCACGGTGACCACCTGACGGAGTTGCTGCTTGAGGTAGGCGTCCATCACTCCTCCCCGAGGAGCGGGTTGTCCGAGAGGTCGTAGTCGTCCTGGCCGATCGCGACCGGAGGCAGGACGTTGTCGGTGTTGGACTCGATGGTGTCGTTGGCGTCGACGGAGATGCCGCCAGCGTAGTTGGAGCCGACGATCAGGCCGGCGCCCGCGCCACCCGGAGTCTCGCCGGGGCCGTTGTCGCGCATGCGCTTCGCGAGGTCCGCGTAGTGCTTGTGCCGCGCGGCCGCGAACATCGCCAGCTTCGAGTTCTCGGTGTTGATCTGGAACGCGTACTTCGCGGCCAGGAGGTCTGCACAGTCAGCCGCGGCGAAGTTGACGATAGGCTGCGCCGTCAGGACGAAGTAGATCTCCTCGTCCAGGAGCTGTTGCCGGGTCGTGTCCGTGTCCCCCACGAGGAGGCGCACCTTCGTCATCGAAGACGTGCTCGATGAGGCGAGGCTCAACCATGTGGGATCGTACGTCCACGTCACTTTTTACAACCTCCTCAATGGGGAGACCCGCCGCGTCACCGCTTGAAATGTCGATGACGAGGTGGGCCACGGTGTGCGCCTTCGCGTCAGAGCTTCTCGAACGTCACCACGACCGTGCCGTCGAAACGGCTCGGGAGCGTGCGCGGCGAGAGCGTGATCTCGGTCTCGCCCGAGGCCGGCGTCACGAACGGCGTGCGGGTGAAGCCACCCGACGCGGCCGCGCCTTCGAGGAGGCCGGTGCCGACGGTGACGGCGCCGGCCAGGAGCGAGCCCTGCTTGACGCCCGCGGAGCCGACGTTCACGCCCGAGAGCAGGAACGCCGCCGACGCGGTCACGCCGAGGTCGACGAGCGGGGTCGCCATCGACGCCTGCGAGTTCATCACGAGGACGGCGTCGAGGATGCGGCTGTTGGGCGGCACCTTGAGGCCGGTCGCGAGCGCGCCAGTCGTGGCGAGGGAGGTGACCTGGAGACGGAGCGCACGCGGTCCGACGCCTTGGTCGAGTTGGCCAGCGACGACGCGGCCCTTCGAGATCTTCTGAACGCCCATGAGTCAGTCGCCTTTCGCGGCCTTGGCCGCCTTCGTGGTCTTGGAGGGAGCGTCGGTCTCGGCGATCAGCAGGTAGCGCTGCTCGATCATCTTCTGGACGCGGGAAGTCATTTCGAGTTCGATGACAGAGCCCTTTTGGGCTTGCTCTTTGCCATGCGTGAACTCGCGGAGGACGGTGAATTTCACGAAAACCTCTGGTGGGGCCTTGTCGGGCCGGATGCGGTTCCTAGGATACCACGCAGGAGGTCAACACCATGCCGCACGTCCCGTTCCCGAAGATCCCGCAGTTCCGCGACGTCCTCGTCGCCGCCCGCAAGAAGGGCATCACCGAGATCCAGGCCCAGATCACCGTCAAGGTCCACGGCACCAACGCCGCCATCCGCTTCACGCCCGACGGGGTGATCCCGCAGTCGCGCAACCTCGACCTGTCGTTGATGAGAGACAACCGCGGCTTCGCGAAGTTCGTGGCGGGGCTGTCCGACAAGGTCCTCGACATCCTGCACGCGATCGCCGACGAGAACGGCGTCGTCTACGGCGAGTGGGCCGGACGCGGCATCCAATCCGGCGTCGCCGTCTCCGAGGTCGAACCGTTCTTCATGCTCTTCGGCCGCGAGTCGGACCGCTTGTTCGCCGCGTCCCGTACGCTGCCGTTGACCGTCGCCACCCCGACGTGGGACGAGGTGATCACCGCCGCGTGGGAGCACCAGGTGGTGCCGCTGGCGGACGCCCGCATCACCACGGCCTTTTACATGAGCACCGTCGACCTCGACCTCAACGACGCCGTCGAGGTGGCGCGGTTCACCAAGGAACTCGCCGCGATGTGCGAGGTCGTCGAAGGCGAGTGCCCGATCGGCCGCCGCTACGGCGTCTTCGGCGTCGGCGAGGGCATCGTCGTCGACTGCGGCCCCGAACTCGGCTTCTTCAAGGTCAAGGGCCAGAAGCACTCCGAGTCGAAGGTCAAGACCCTCGTCCCCCTCGACGTCGAGAAGGTCTCCTCCATGCGGGAGTTCGGCGACACCGTTCTCACGGAGCCCCGTCTCCGCCGCGGCATGGAGTTCCTCCGGGAGCAGGGCCTGCCCCTTGACCGCACGTCGACCGGCGCGTACCTGTCGTTCGTCGTCAAGGACGTCTTCGAGGAGTGCGCCGACCTGTTCGTCGCCTCGAGCCTGAACGACCGCGAGGCCCGCAAGGAGATCGGGACCCGCGCTCGCGAGTTCTTCATGAAGGAGGTGGCGGTGTGAGCGACGACTTCGGCGCCAGCCTCTACGCCGACGGCTACGAGGACGGCTACCTGCAAGCCCTGGAGGACCTGTTCGTCCTCGACGACGTCGACGTCGTTGGCCTCATCGACGCGTACGCACGCGGGGGGTGGCCTGTGGCCCTCGCCTTCGCCAAAACCAGGGAGCGCAAAACGTGAACAACAACGAGTTCCACGCCGTCTGTTTCGCCTTCATCCTTTGCGGCCTCGCCGTCGTCGGTGCCTACGTTGCCGGCCTCCGTACGGGGCTCAGCTACGCCGAGGAGTCGCAACAGATCGCCGAACAGTGCCTGTACCAAGTCGAACACGTCATCGAGGTCGGGAACGACCTCCTGGAGCAATGCCAATGACCCCCACCGTGCAGAAAGCCCTCCTCAAGTACAACGACTTCATCAACGCCGCGGAGGCCGAAGAGGACGCGCGCCGCGCCCGTGAGCGCATCGAAGCCGACCTCGACAACCTCCTCCTCGGCCTCTCCGAAGAGGAGATGGACGCCTACTTCGACGAGGGAGGGGACACGCCATGAGCCGCGTTCAGCAGTTGATCGAGAACGACGCAGAGGTCGACCGTCTCCGCGCCAAGGCGTACGCGGTCGAGGGCCACGCTTCCGAGTTGCGCCGACAGGCGATGTGTCTGGAGTTGCGTGGCGACATCCTGATTCGCGTGCTCAACGACGACGAACTCACGGAGTACGAGGCATACCTCGAAGACAAATGAGAAACGGCCCCGAATTCGGGGCCGTTTCCTTGCTCACTCAACCACCGTGCTCAGGCCACGATGTTGTTGATGAACACGCCGAGATCGGGGGCCGTGACCTTGATGTCCTCGGTGATCTCCGTCTCGTGCCGGGTCGCCTGGATGTTGTCCATGTCGAACTTGCGGCTGGCGACGCCCATGGGGCGCGGCAGGTGCGAGGAGCCGGTCCACGCGAAGCGGGCCGCGGCGGTGGGCGTCAGACGACCCACGGACGGCGTCGAGTGCAGGAGCAGCATCGACTTCGGGTTCAGGATGAAGCCGAGGGTGGCCGCGTTGCCGCGTCCCTCCGGGGCCGAGTCCACGAGGGCCTTGGCGACGACGACGCGCGAGACGCCGAGACGCTTCGCGATCATCGCCTCGTCGATCGAGTCCTGCGACGTGTACTTGATGCGGTCGACGAAGTCGGGGTGCTCCTTCAGGGCGTTGAACACGTCGAGACCCATGATCGCGATGTTCAGGTCGCGGGCCGCGCGGACGCGGACGTTGCGCTTCGCCTGGTCGACGAGCTTGATCGGGTCGCTGGCGACGTAGTCGGTCCACAGCGTGGTGCCGGCGCCCGACACGTCCTCGGTCCACACGCCCGTGGTGAAGCAGGCGTCGGCGAACAGCTTCTCGCGGCGGATCTTCATCGCCTCAGCGAGGTAGACCATCGAGTCGCGCTCGATGTCGATGGGCTCGTCCGCGTTCGCGAGTTCGTCCCAATCCACGTCGACGTGGAGGGCGTACTTGTCGCAGTAGTAGGAGTCGCTCGACAGCGAGTACCCACCGCCGACCGACTCAGAGCCCGCTTTGCGGAGCTTCGCGTCGTCGCGGAGGAAGGCGCCCTTGTCGTACACGACGTACTTGTCGCTCTGCTTGGTGACCGGCTTGGTCGGCAGCGCGAGCCCCGCGACGTAGTCGCCGGGATCCTGGGTGAACGCGATCGACATGTCCGTGAGGAACTTGTCGATGTGCGTCGAGAGGCGGTTGGGCTGAGACATGTGTCAGATCCTTCTTGGAGGTGGTTCAGAAGTTGCGGTTGGCCACGGTGCAGTCGATGCGAGCCGTCACCAGCGCGCCGTCGTTGTCCGAACCGTCGACGTGGGTCACGCGGCCGACGGCGTAGAAGCCCGTCGACGTGCCCGGCGTCAGCTTGATGGCGCGGCCCGTGGAGTCGGCGCCGATGATGTCGCCGACGGCGAGATCAGCCGAGCCCGCGCGGACCTTGGTCTCGCCCTTCACGGCCACGGTGCACATCTCACCGCGGTTGGCGAGGTCCTGGATGACGCCGAAGGGGAAGTCGGTGTTGGCGTTCGTGGGGACCACGGCGCCGGCCGACGTCAGGTTGACGAAGGTGAAAGCCTGCGACGCGGCGCTGATCGCCGAAGCGACGGAGCGGGTGTCACACTCAAGGTAGCGGTTTCCAACGGCCATGATTCAGTCCTTCTGCGTGGCGTCGGCGCGAGCCTCGGCGACGAGCTTGGGGTTTTCGAGGTAGACCTTGGTCTTCGCGGCCGCGGTCGTCAGGGAGGGGTTCGCCTTCATCGTTGCGTCGACGAGGCGGTCGATCTGGGTCTGCGCCGAGTCGGCGGCGTCGGTGGCCGGAGGCGCGAGGCCACGCGGTTCGAGGGCGGGCGCAGCGAGGGCGTTGGCGGCCTTCAGGGTCGCGACCACGGCCTCGTGGGCCTTCGGGTCGGCCTTCGCGAGCACGCGGAGTGCGCTGCCGAGGGCGACGGGGTCGCCGGGCAGGTTCGCGAACGTCTCCTTCACGAAGGTGACGGACGCAGCGACTTCCTTCGCTTCCTTCTCGGCCGCGAGAGCGGCTTCGACCTGGGCGAGGCGGGCGAGGGCTTCGACCGCGCGGGCCTCGGCAGCGGCGACTGCGTCGACCACCGCGGCGGTGGGCGCGGCAGGCACTTCTGCGACGGGCTCGGCCGGGGCGGGGACGGGGGTGTCAACTTCGGGCATCTTCACATCCATGAGCGCGGCGTTCGCGCGGTTGGCCGCTGCCATCGCAGCGACTTGAATCCAGGCAGGGGCGGAGGCGAGCGCGCGGGCGGTCGAAGCCTCTTGTGCACCATCATCGAGCAGTGTATCAGCAAAGCCAGCGGCCACGGTTTCGGCACCCGTGTAGAAGTGGTCCTCGCCGTCCGTGAGCAGCGCGCGAATCTCGTCCTCGGTCTTGCCGGTCTTGCCGACGTACGCGGAGATCATCGCCTCAGCGAACTTGTCGAGGACGTCAGCGGCCTCACGCATCTGCTTGGCGTTGCCGCCACCGCCCGACCACGGCGCGTGCACCATGAACAGCGCGGTCTTCGGGATCTGAACGTCGTCGCCCGCCATCGCGATGAGCGACGCGATGGACATGGCGACGCCGTCGACCTTCACGACCTTGCGGGCGGGGAGAGCTTTGAGCGAGTTGAAGATGGCCAGGCCGTCGGCAACCGAACCCCCGAAGGAGTTGATGCGGACGGTCAGCGTCTTGGTGGACTTCGGCAGCGCGTTCAACGCGTCGACCACCGACTTCGCCGAAGTCGAGTTGTCGGACCACCAGGACTCGCCGATGGTGCCGTAGACGAGGAGTTCGGCCTCGTCCTTGCCCGCCGCGCGGACCTCAAGAAGGTTGGTTGACTTCATTCGTTTTTCATTGTAGCAGGCTGTTTTGTGGCGGCTTCGAGTTCGGCCGCAGCCGCCTCTTCAGCCTTCGCTTCGAGTTCGGCCCACTCCTCTTCCGACAACGGCGGGAGTTGCGCGCGCTCGCGGAGGGCGTTCTCCGTCTTCAGCGTGTGCTGGACGTGGTCGCCGACCTGCGACATGAACAACCCGAGCGCCGCGACGTCGACCTTGTCGATGGGCTTGAAGCAGAAGCGCGGCCAGTATTTCTCGTCGACGCCGTTGCGCTTCATCAACTCGGGGATCAACACGGTGTTGATCTGCGCCGCGACGATGTCTGCGAAGCGTTCGAGCGACCGGACGAAGTTGGTGTTCTTCTCCACCGCCATCGCGAACGAGCCGGTCTTCTCCGTGCCGAGCGCGAGGAACTCGGCGGCCAGCACCTGGAGGATGCGGACGTCGTAGCGGCGGATGACGGGGTCGGTCGAGAGCTGAGTCGCCGAGGCGTTCAGCAAGCGGACCTTGTAGCCGGTCGGCTTGCCTTGCGTGTCGAGTTCGGCCGGGATCACGAGGCCGGTCAGCCGGTCCTTGGAGAGCAACGACACCGTGCGCTCGGCACCGGCGCGGACGGCCTTCTCCTCGGCGGTGGCGTTCGCCGACATGAAGCGGGGCGGCAACTCGTACACGAGGGTGTTGACGAGGCTGCGGTTCAGGCCGATGGCCTCGACCTCTTCGAGGCGCTTCTTGAAGTACCAAGCCCGAAAGGCCGGCCGCAGGACCGAGCGCCCCTCGGGGCTGTTCTTGTAGGCCGACGTGCGGAACAGCACGCAGCGGTCCATGGGCAGGTAGATGTCGACGGAGTGGTCGACGGGGTTGCGCTGGTAGCAGCCGTAGATCTCGCCCGTGTGGGGGTCGATGTCCCAGCGGTCGATCGATTTCTGGGCGCGTGTGGCGATGTCGCCCCAGCCCACGCGGTTGTCTGAGAAGCGGGACTTGAAGCGCTTCGACTTGGAGTGGGGGCCGCGGCGGATCTTGTAGTACGTCTCGTGGATCGAGAAGCCGTAGCGCAGCATCAGCGTCGTGTCGGCGATGAACTCACCCCAGGGCCGGGACATGTCGTTCATGCAGGACTCGACGAACTCGGCCTCGGCCTCGGCCGTGGCGTCGCCCTCGATGGACGGCTCCACGTCGCCGACCAGGCGCCGCAGGAAGCCCTCGATGGAGTACAACCCGGCACCGATGGTGGCGTCGTTCTCCGACATCTCCTCGTAGACGGCCATGGCTCGGCCGCCCTTGAGGTTCGGGTTGAGTTCCTCCCGGATCAGGCCCCCAGAGTGGTCGAGGCCAGGGACACCAATCGGAGTGGTTTCGGTGCGTTCGGAAGACATGGTTGCCTCAAGCGTACCACGGGGACTTGTCGGTGCCTGAGGCGTGGGTACGGTGGCCTGAACCAAGGAGCAACCGTGAAACGCGAAATCAAAGTCATCCCCCACGCGGACGCGCTGACCGACGACGAGATGTTGACCCTCGACGCCGTGGACGAGGCCATTTGCACAGCACGCCGACACGGCGCGACCCACATCTTCGTCGGCAACGGCAACCTCTACGCCGCTGAGGAGCAGTCCGACAAGGACTACATCCACGCCCTCGTGGCCCGCGTCGAGAAGTTGGAGCAGCGCCTCCGCGAGATCGGCCGCACGGGGCCGGAGCGCTTCATCGCCGAGGGCGGTCTTGAGGCGCTGAAGTGAACCACGGCCTGCGTTCCACCTACGTCAACCACAAGTGCCGCTGCGGCCCTTGCCGGGCGGCCAACGCTGCCTACGGTAAGGGCTACACCACGACGCAGAAGTTGCGTCTCCTTCAAGAAGCCGTGGCCGAGGTCCTCGCGGAGGCCATCGATCACGGCGAAGTCCACGACCGCCTGAAAACCGCCCTGGAGCAAACCCGATGAACCTCGTCTACCAAGTCCTCTTCCTCCTCACCCTCGCCTCCCTCTTCGTCTTCTGCGCCCTCTTTGTGCTCGCCCACTTGGCGGACTCGACGCCAATCGCCCGCCTCAGCGCCCGGTTCTTGCTGTCGTTCGGGGCGATCGGGGCCGCGGCAGCGGCAGCGAAGTTGACCCTCGCCTTCGGGATCGGCCAATGACGCGGCTGCTGATCGTCACGGAGCACTTGCCTCCGGCCTTCCACTTCGCCCTCCAGGCGCCGCAGCGGGGGACCGAGAAGTTCTACCGCTACACCGCCGTGGCCGCTCGCGAACTCGGCTTCGACCAGGTCGACGTCGAGATGGACGGCGCTTGGGGCGACGAGGTCGCTCCGGGAGTGTTTGCGGTGCCCCGCGCGACCACACGGCCGTTCTACGACCAGATCTTGGTCTGCAACCCTCGCGAGGTCGATCTTTCCATCGGAAGGTCGTACACCGCGAACGTGCGGGTGTGGCACGACTTCCACTACGGCGACCAGGCGGAAGGCTACGACGACCTCCAAGCGATCGCCGATCACTTCGGGTCGAATCTGCATGTGATCTCGAACTACTCGCGGTCGCTGCACCGCGATCCGCGCCGTGTCGTCGTCGCGCCGCTCGGGATCGATCGGTCGATCTACTACCCACCGGATGGGCCACCGGGTCCGCGGCGGAAGTTGGTCGCCTTCACTTCGTCTCCGGACCGCGGTCTGGAGCCGTTGCGGCAGTTGTGGCAGGACGCCGCCTTCGAGCAGCGCTACGGCTACCACCTTGTCTCGACCGCCTACGCCGCGGGTCGGTTCACGGACCAAGACGTAGCCGAATTGCTCCGCCAGGCGGCCTTCTGGATCCATCCCGGCATCGGCAACGAGTTGTTCTGCTTGGCCGCTGTGGAAGCGCAAGCGTGCGGAGCCACCCCGCTCGTGGTCCCGACCGGAGCGTTGGCCGAAACCGTAAGATACGGCTACTGCTTCACTCAGGAGTCGTTCGTTAACGGCCTGGAAGGCGTGTTGTCCCGCGACGCAGTGTTGCAGGGAGTCAATGCGGATCACATCAACGATTGGCGAACGGCTACGGAACGTCTTCTGTTCCACTAGCAAACCGCCCCGCGGCTTCGCGCGTATTCGTATCCGTGAGAAGCCGTTTTGAGCCATTCCGCTCGGTCCGGAACCACCCGTCCGCGTCTACCTCTACCTACACGAACCTACCCGTTTTGCGGTGCAACCCCGCCCTTTCGGAGCGGTTCCGGACCGATCCGGACAGAAAAGGATTCAAAACACCCCGATTTCGTCGTCGAAAAGGCCGAAAACTCCCGTGTGGGAACATTTTCAGCATACGAAGCGCCTTCGTATAGCAAATGCCGAAAACGGCTTCCCAGCGTAGACGCACTGCGTCAACCTGCGTGAAACCGCGCACGAAACGCGACGTTTTGCCGAAATCGGACGATCTAACTATAGTTACGGATCTAGAGTGGTTTCTTCCGTTTCCCCCAAAACACCGCATTTCGGCCGACCGATCGGTCGGCAGCCTCCAACCGAACGGATCCCCTCCGCAGCCCGAACAACCCGGCCGGTCCCGCTCCGCCTAACGCATCGCGTCACGAATCCCGCCGCTGACCCGTTCTTTTTGAACACAGGATAGTCTCTAGACCATGGCCAAGCCTTTCACCGTAAACCAGGTCGAGTTCAAGTCCATCCGCGCTGCCGCCGACCACTTCAAGGTCCCGTACCGGACGGTCCAATCCCGCCTGAAACGCGGCGCGACCATCGAAGAGGCCCTCGGTGTGTCGGGCTTGAACTCCAGGACGTGTACGTGGTGCCAACGCGAGTGGCCGCTGTCGAACTTCGCCGGCCGGTCGCAATGCCGCGGATGCCAGCACCTGCAACGGGTCTGCGGCCTCTCGGTGGACGAAGTCCAAGCCTGGGTCATGCACCAAGGCGGCCCCCGCTGCGCCATGTGCAAGGAGGGCTACGCGGAGAACGGCGGCCCGCTGGCGTGGGGCTGCGCCTACCAAGGCGAGGAAACGGACGGCTACCGGCTCCCGCTGTGCATCGAATGCACGCAGGTCCTGGAACTCAGCCACGAGCGGTTCGGCCACCAGGTCGGCCAAGCCGCCAAAAAGCCGCCACAGGCCATCGTGGCGCGTTTGGTGGCCCAAAACCACGTCTGCCCCGCCTGCTCTAAGGCCCTGGCGCCCGCGGACACGGTCTTCGTGGATCCGGCCCTGATCCACCGAAAGTGCCGCTTGTCGGTCCAGTAGCGGTGCCCACGGTGGGGGGCATGAGTAAAACCAAACCCCGCACCGTGTACACCTGCGTTGACGAGTCCGGCAAAGTCAACCGCTACTCCTGCAACCCCGAAGACCTCGACGGCATCCACACGGATCACGTCCCGGAGGGGTACTTCAAGTCCCGTACGGGGTACACCCGGCGCTGGGCCGACCTAGCGCCGCTTCGCGTCCCCACCTTGTCGTGCGGCAACGTCGACGGCAACCGCATCTACCGCTGCTTCCTCACACCGGACGGCCAACGCCTCTTCGTGTTGGGTCCGAACGGTACCGCCTGCCCCATCGACGACGAAGCCCTCATCAACTGGATCCAAGGAGACGACCTGTGAACCCCCACCTCGCCCAATTCGTCAACGCAACCATCAAGGAGTCCGACGCCCTCGTCAACTCCTTCATCAAGAAGAAGTGCTTCCCGGATCTCCTCGCCACGGGGTACTTCCCCAACATCAAGGAGGTCACCGAGTCGGCCGCGTGCGTCTACGCCGCGTACCGTCACCTGGGCCTCGACCGCTCCGACCCGAACGTCCACGTCGTCGTCATCGGCGACGGCCACCAACCCCGCACGGGTGCGATGTTCGCTTACACCTCCCGGTGGAGGGTGACATCCGTGGATCCGCAGATGCGCAACCCCGGACCAGATCCCCAGGTCAAGCGCCTGTACTGCGTCCGCGACCGCGTGCAGGACGTCCGTTTCCTGAGCCCCGTCACCCAAGTCGCCGTGTTGCCGCACGCCCACGGCACCGTGGCCGACGCCATGGAGGCGTGCCCCGGCGCGGCCATCGTGTCGTTGCAGTGCTGCATCCCCCACGTCCACCCGGACGGCCGCAAACCCGACGTCGAGTTCGAGGAGCGTGGCTGCAAGGCACCCGAACGCACCATCCGCATCTGGAGGAATCCGTGAGAACCAAGACCGTGTACACCTGCACCGACGGCCAAGGCAGCAGCCGCTACTCCTGCGACCCCAACGACCTCGACGACCGCTACGCCGTCGGCCCAAGAGGCGGCCCCGCGAAACACTTCAAGTCGCGGACCTTGTTCAAGATCACCAACGGGTCGTACCTCGTGTCCTGCCTCAGCCCCGGCTTCCGCTTCAACAAAGACAGCCAGCGTTACGTGCGTGCCGACGGCGGCACCGTCGGCATCGGGCAGGCTACCCCCCGCGACGTCTACATCGCTGGCGACGCCGAGGCCGCCCTGAACTGGTTGGTGAACGAATGAAGATCCTGTACCTGCTCCGCGAAGGTTCGAAAGCCGTCGCTGCCGCCGAAGCCCGCCGCGCCAAGCGGTTCGGCCCGATGGACAACCTGTTGATGTTCGACCCGACGCCGTCCGGCTTTCCCAGCGTGGACGAGGCCGTGTACAACGAACGGACCGACGTCCGCGAGTACGCCGGATCCTACGACATCGTGGTGCTTGACGACGGCCACGCCTGTGTCTACTTCAAAGGAGGAGGCTGACATGAAGTACGACCGCGACAACATCCCCGGACCCGCGTGGTTTCGCCATCGCATGGACGACCACGCCAAGCTCCGCATCATGCTCCGAGGCTTCTTCACGCCGCTCACCGGCGCCGTGCAGGAAGTCAAGGGCGCAGAGGTCCTCATCGGCGACGGCGTTTACGGACGCTGGGTGACCGTTTCCGGCAAGAAAAAAGACGTGCACTCAGTGGAGGTTCTGTCATGAAGTCGTTCGTGTTCCAAGACTACGGTTACTCCGCCCTCTTCACGACACGCGTGGCGATGGACGAGGACGCCGTCTCCGCCATGATCACCGTGTCCGACGTGACGGGTGTGGTCGGGCACGCTTCCGTGGCGCGTCGCCTCTCGGAACTCCAGGCCGCCGTGGAGGCCGTCGCCAAAGGCACGGGCGTCCGCTGCGACGTGCGGACCGCGGCTCTCCTCATCGCCCTGGACGCGGCCGCGCCCGGAGTCCTCCTCCGCGATTCCATCCTCATCGAACTCGACAAGGTGGTGCGGTCATGAAGCGCCTTGGCTCTTTCTGCATCGTGACGGAGATGCTCGGCAGCAAGATCGAGATCCTGCTCCTCGGGCCCAAACCAAGCACGGTCGTCGTCAGTTACCACGCCTCGACGAACGGCCGTCGCGTCGTTGTCGCATGTGAGGGAAGCGACTCCGATGTCGAGGCTGCCCTCCAGGCCCTGCGGGTGTTCTTTCAGAACGAGGCGCTCACGCAAGCCGATCTTAACCCTCAGGCCCTGGAGCACCTGCTGTGATCATCCATCTCCGCAACCACCCCGTCGACATCACCATCACCCCTAACCAAGTCACGGGCGTCAAGAACGCTCGCGCCGTCTCCTGTCAGCGAATGTCGCCAAACACCGTCGAGGACACCATCTGCTACGTCCTCATCGCCCTCTTCGGCTTCAGAGCCCTCAACCTCCGCGAACGCCGCGAAGTCCGTCTGCAACTCCAAAAGTTCAGGGTGATCCAATGAAGGTCCTCGTCTCCGCCCACCGCAACAACGCCATCATCACCCTCGAAGCCTCCGAGGACGGCGACGTGCTCAAGGCCACGGCCGTCTACCAAGACGACCACGGCGTCACGCACTCGTCCTCGAAGCAGATGACGCTGTCGAGTCTGCCGCCCGACCTTCGGGACGTGCCGACCCTCGAAGCCCACGCCGGCATCGTGGCCGCGGCGATGGCGTCGTTGTTCGCCGGCCAGCGCCCCACCGCCACGGACTCCGGCGTGGCCCTGGCCGTCGCCTTCGAGTTGGTGCGGTCCGACGCCCCCACGCACGAGGTCGTCAATTGAGCGACGACGTCCTCGACTTCGACAACACGGTCAAGGACGCCGGCCCGCTCCGCGCACGCCACGGGTTGTTGTACTTCGCACCGCGCGGTGACTACCCCGACAAGGTGATCACCGCAGGTCCGTACCTGTACCAAGATGACGACCAGGAAATCTGGTACGCCTCGTGGGAGGACGCGTGTTGGTACGATGAGGACGCCGCCGTCGAGGCGTTGCGCAAGGAGTACCTCCGCCATGTCAACCGCCCCATCGGTACAAAGTAGGCGCTACCACGGCTGCACGGTGTACTGGCGCGGCGATCCCGGTCTTTCGTTGGAGGCCATCGCCGCCCAGGACCACATCGTGCACTGGCACGGCGAACGCTTCGCACTGAAACGACCCGACGGTCTTTTCTACATCTCCCTGGCCGCGGCCTTGGAGTCCCTGGAAGACCCCACCCCCGTATAAAATTGACCCCCGGCCTTCGAAAGAAGACCCCCGCCCTCGCCTCCGTGCGAGGGTTTCTTTTTTGGGGGGATGTCTGGGGCGGTACAAGCCCCCGCCCCACGGCGGATCACGACCCCCCGCTGCACGATTTTAGAAACAAAGTCAAGCCCGATCTCGGCTGAGACAGTGATAGCGATCACTGTCTCAGCCTTGCGTTTAGGATCGATCCGATCTAGGCGCCCACCGGGGGGGCATCCGCTATAGCGGACGGTCATCCGTTATATGGGATAAGTTTGATCTTGTGCGCTATTGTAGGATAAGGTGGGATTGGGCAATACACGACACGGATGTCACGTATCCCCAAGCCTACATCGGAGGCGATGCCATGCCGTGGCGAGTGCCTCCCACGATTCCCCGATCCCGTCCGTATCCGCCAAAGTTCGGAGAGCGCATCGCCTGCACAAGATCCCTTTAGTAGGCACGGCGCCTGACTTGGTCGTGAAACCTGCTTTGATTGCGATGTCCGGCCGATAGCCGCACAGCGAATCGTGGGAGGCCCTCGCCACAGCATGCCACACGCTATCGGCATCCGCTTTCATGAAAGCGGATCCGGACTGCTCCGATCCGTATGTGTACCATTCGTACGGCATAGTGACCTCGGTTGCGTTGTGTTGTGTTAGGCCGGAGGCAGGCACCAAGTCTCGCGCCATCGGCTATCGGGTGCGCTCGCGAGCCGATGCTTGAACCATGACCGCTCTAGCAGCGCCGCCCTCACCAACGCGGCGCGGTTGCGTGGCCCGCAACGGTTGCGACCCTCCCACCACGTGCGGCGTGCGAGGCGGTAGGAGTCACGTGCAACGGTACATCGGTCTAGGTGGTAGGCACGTGTAGCAGCGTACGTCACCGGGAATCCCCTTCCGAGGGTGCGGCGATGTCTGCGGGTGTGGGCAACGTGTCTCTGGTCATTGGCGGTTTACCTCGGTTGTTGCATTCTTCGCAGATGCCAAAAGTTGACGCGGCAAACGACGTGATCCGTTTACCACACCAGCCACAGTGGCGTTTCATGCCAAACACCATCCATGCGCGAACCACTGTCCGTTAAGCTTGGAATCACCGTTGAAAGTGTACTGACCGATCGCGAAATAAACAACGCGTGGCTGTCCATTCAGCATGACGACGCCTTCAGCAATCACATCAACCAGCGTGTAGTGACGAAAGGCGTTCACGTTGCGCTTTTCAATGCTGTCAAACAGCTTCACATCCGAAACAACACGCTTGAACGTCTTCGCGTGTTGGCTGTCTTTGCCACCACAGCCGCAGTTGCAAGGGTTAACGCGGTTCAAAATCGTTTCGGTGGTGTTCATGAGTCTGATTCTAGCGCCGCGCTGGCCAGAGTCAAGAGCGAAAGCGATCTTTTCACGTTTCCTCCGTTTCGTCGTCGACTTGGTTAGGGCACGCCGTCTCATGGCACGGCGTACCGTTGATCACAAGGGCGTCGCATTGGGAGCAACGGACCCGCACGTAGGTCCCGCCGTCGTCGCGGTCGTATTGACGCGACAAGTCAAAGCCCAACGCCAGCAACCGATCTAGGCGGCTCACTGTGCACCCCCAACCGACACAACGGCGGTAACTTCGCCCTCGGAATCGAACAAATCGATTCCGTCGTCGACGATCGGCGTGACGCGCTTGGCACGGGGCTTGAACCCCAACAGCGCGAGCACGTCGTCGGCTGAGAGGGCGGTCAATTCTGCGGCGGTAAGTGTGGTGTTCATGTCCCTACCTTATGCTTGACGCGGCGCTACGTCAAGCATTCATGACATAGCGCCGCAGATCCAAGGGTTTAGCGGCTTTTAAGCGTGATCCTTAGCGGCGATAAACGCCGTCTGGGAGCATCTGCGCCAGCGACGGATCCGCGTCGATCGCTCGCGCCACACGTGAGATCCGCGCTGCCACGCGATCCGCGTCGCGACGCGTACGGCAATTGATCCGGACGTGCGTCCACCACACCCAACCCGCTACCGTGTGCCATTGCAGGCCATCCGCCCGGCATCGGCCATCGGCGTAGTGTCTCGTGATCGACACGCTCACAAAACCCCCATGGCGCGCGCGATCGCGCGGGTGTCGCGGTGGGAGTGCGGCCGGTACAATCGGCACCAACGATCGACGACGTCCGGCGCGTTGACGCAATACGACACAAAACGTGCCAAGCGATCACCCGTGGCGTCGACGATCGGCCGTTTGTCCGATTCGCGCCACTCAAGCCAACGCTCGCCAGAACCCCAATTTTCCGCCACATCGCGGATCGCTTCCGTCCATGCGTCGACGATGGGATCCGGTAACGCGTCGAATTCGGGCAATTCGCTACACGCCGTCTCATAGGCCGCCGCGAGCGCGCGTTGTGTCTCGTGACAACCGTAGCTGTCCCAAGCCTGTTGATCGTCGTCGGATTCAACCTCAAAAAAATCCTCGTCGTCTGCGACCGGATAATTGTCCAATGCCTCCGCCCACGATTCGGCCCACGCCTCCGCCGACGGCGCCACGATCAACACCTCCAGCCAACCACACGCCCAATGCCCAAAACGGTGGATCTCCGATTCGACGCCGCACCGATCCGCGTCTTTGCAGAGCACGCGCCAATTCGACCGGCTCAAAGCGTCGCTGTCTCGGTCGTGTCCGATCACGACGATCCAATCTTGACGATCGTCAAGTGCCAAGCCCTTAGCGTCGAATTGGGTGGGGGAATATTCGCGGTAACGTTGCATGGTCACACCTCAACCTTGATTGTAGGAGCGTCCAATTCACGCCCTTGGAAAGGCTCTGAATCGACGCGGCGGCCGTCACCCGTCCACGTTCCCGCGTCGTCGTCGTAGTCCGGATCGCCGTCGCGGATGAGGTAGAACCCCCGATCCGCCTCGCGCTCGCAGAAGACCTCATAGGCGGTTTCAAACGACGGCGCACGGATGACGTGGATCGACGGATCGAAACAGTCCGCCACCCAAAAGGCGAACCATGGATCGTCGTCGTCGTAAGATGCGGAATCGTCGTAGGATGACGCGAACTTATCCCCCCAACTAAACTGTTGTGCACCAACAGGGCGAGGCCACACTAGTTCGCCCTCGCCCCAGGGGAATCGGATCTCTGCGATCTTGACGTCGGTCACGCGTCACCGTCCAATTCTGCGACGACAAGATCGCCATCCTGCCACTCGACCACGTGATCGGCATCGCAGAACGGCTGCAACGCCTCGCACACGTCGCGGCCGTCGCCTTCGGGGTCGATCGTCACGTCGGGGCGGTAGTGCGCCACGATCTCTGCGGCTCGACGATCTGCGTCGTCCAGACCTCGGATCCCGCCGTCGACGAGCACGCACGCCGCGTTGGCGGAGAAAGCGTCGACGACGTCCCCCAGGGCGCTACGTGTCAGACTGAGGATCTCCGAAGCTTCGGCGTACTGCCCTTGCGCGATGGCGTCGATCGGGTCCGCTTTGGCGCCGAAGTCTGCGGCCGCGTCGACGACGTACGCGACCCGGTCAAGCGACGACGCCAGCCAAGCCGTACGGTCGGACGTATAGACGTCGACTTGCCCGTCTGCGAATTCGTGATCGTCGTCGTCGCGGTCTTCTGTGAGGTACTCACAAGCTGCGCGGATCACGTGGTAGCGCCAGTCATCGGGCATCATGTCGCCATGGGCCTTGCGTACGACGTCGATGGCCCATTGTGGGGCGTCGTCGCGCAAGCCGATCGTCTGCCCATCGCGGATCGGGACAAAGTAGCGGGACAAAACACGTGCCAAGTCTGAAACGGTCATGGTGCCTCTCCTCTTGCGTTGGTGGGTGTCGGGAGCCATTGGCGCCGCTACCGCTAGCGGTAGCGGCGCCTAGGGTCCGGTCACTCTCCCGACAGCATTGCGATCGTGTCGTCGATCAATTGGACACGCTCCGTACGGTCGACGGCCTGACGCTGCCGCAGATCCGCGATCAACAGGCCCGCCACGCGCGGGAGGATCTCCGACCGGATCCGCGCGTCGTCGTCTGCTGTCGACTGCAGACACGGATCCGTCGCTGCCGAGACACAGTCATAGACGGCCGTGACGGCGCCGTGGGGTCGCTTGACGCTCGCACGCACGTCGGCCGTGTCAAGGCAGGGTCCGATGCAACGCAGCGACACGGACACCGTTTGCAGGGCGACGCCCACGGTAGCACCGTCGACGACGCGTGACGAGTCTGCGAGGGACTGTGCGAGGCTGTACGTCGACTCGCAGATCCACGCGCGCAGCGTGGCGTCGTCGGCGCTTGCGATCTTCGGGTGTGCGGCGTCAAGGCCGGTATGGATGGTCACAGCGAGGTCGGAAGCGTCTTCGATCTTGGTCATGGTGTCTTTCTCCTAGGTGTGTCGGTGTGTGGGTGGGTGGTGTGTGGGTGCTAGGTGGTCACCTCCCACAATTGGGCTGCCAGATCCGCCCATTGGGTGCGGTACTGTGCCGCACGCGTGCGGTGGCGAGACGCCGTAGCACGCGTGATCTGCGACTCGACGCGGCGCAATTCAGCGTCGATCGCGGTGGCCACGATAGCGCGGATCACGGCGTCGACGTCGACGGTCGAAGCCGACGTCACGACGGCGGGAGGCGTGACGTCGCGCTCTCGCGGCGCGCGTTCAAGGTACGACGTATCGAGGCCCGGTCCGGCAAACGCCAGCACGGCCGCGCCGACAATACCAAAGCAAACGACGAGAGGCGCCGCGATGGCGAGGCCAAGCACGAGAGAGGCGAGGGTCAGACAGACGACGGGACGCATGGTGGATTCCGTTGTTGGGGTTGGTGGCCCATCCTACGGCGCCCTCGTTCCGGAGTCAAGCATATGTTACGTGCGGACCCTAAGCCCGTGGATCTCCGAAGGAATCAGAGATCACTAAGCAGGATCCTTAATTCGCCCGATCCACGAAAACAGAAAAGCGCCGTGAATCCAAGCACTTAGCCCGATCGCGGTGCATACGTATTGATCCGCTCCGATCGATCGCGGCCGACCCGAAGGGCGGCTTGTCGACTTGGGGTCTGGAGTCTACACTGTAGACTGCGGTCTACGGCTAGCTTTAGGGCAAAAGCCATGCCAGCGACCCTATAAAACCGCGGTTGTTGACGCGACACTACACCTGAACATCCGTCTTTGCGGACGGCACGGATGCTGCAATGCCTACATGTAGGCTAAGGTAGGTTGGCATGATTCTTGGATCTTCCGTTACAGCGGACGAAAATCCGCCCGAAACGCGTTGTGAGACGGCAAAACGACCGAACGGACGCCGAAAAACGCAGCAAAATCAAGGGGTTACGCTGGCACGGCCCTTGCAACCGGGGGGGGGGGGGGGGGGGGGGGGG